GAGTACCATACGGGAAGACTGGAACTGCCCAACCGATAATGTATTGCCTCCGAGGATAAGCGCCGGTCTGCCGCGGTCAGTAGCGCGTGACCCGCCTACGACAGATGCGTAGCCGGTGATGCTGCACGAGTCACCAGCCGCGGCGAAGGCATAAGTGCCGGTATTTAGCGTATTGTGTCCGCCTACGCTACCGCCACCGAAGCTTGCTACAAAAACCGCCGCGCCTCCAACTTGCACCGAGGCAAAGCCGGACGCGCCACTATTGGAGCCGCCGATCTCTACCACGCCAGAGGTGGTGGTTGGTCCCGACAGAATATTGATGTTGCCCGTTCCACCAAACGGAACCGGGTAGGGGTTATTTGATAGCGTATACCAGCCGTTTGCCCCCGGCTCCACAGTCGGTAATGGAAAAGAGTTCGCTTGATCGATATGCTCAATCGTTATGTTTGAGGCAGGGGACGGGACAACAATCGTAATGGTGTCGCCAGCAACCGGGGTGCCGGTCAATGGGATAACCAGATCGGTTAGCGCCAGGACGCCACCGGAAACAGCAATGTCGGTCTGGACGTGGCCACCAGAGGGAACCGTGGTCGTGGTCCAGTGCGTGCCGTCAACCGCCGTCAAGAGATATGTTCCGGCCACTGCGGAGTTTGTAGCGCCAAGTGAGAACGTCACAGGAAGCGCGATTGCGACCGCAGCGACAAAACCCTGGGGAAACGATACCGTTGTTCCTGTTACGCCCGAGCAATAGAAGTTGTTCGGGATGCCCGTATAGTAGCCTCCGGCTGAAGCGGTCATCCCCACCGCGACACCTGTAGTGGACGCGAAGGATAGCGAAACACCACGAAACCCCGCAGTGGCGCTTGTGTTGATCGTCACGGGATGTAAGGCGGTGGTTCCAGTGTTTCCGGCGCCCAAGGTGAATGTAAGGCCAGAGTTGTAGCCCTGGACAACCGCTAAGCCTCCCTTGATAACGCGTTGACTATACGCCGGGCCTTGAACCTGGAGGCCGTTTGGCATGATATAGCCGGTATTAGCGAAGACGATCGGGCTACCGCCCTTGTTGGTGGGGTCCACCGAGCTGGTCGCTTCGAAAATCAGGTTATTGTCAGAGTTGCCGAACACGATCCCGTCACCTTTGGCATACCAAGCCGTCAGGTTCCGCATCTGGTTGTAGCTGACGTTGAACGTGCTGGCAGCGGACCCGCTGTCAAACAGGATGCCAGTCGGGCTGTAGGTGCCAGATGTTGAGCGGGAGTTTACATCAATGACGTTAAACTGGCAGCCGGGGCTATCCTGTCCCGATCCAGCCCAGGTATTCATCCAAAAACCGACCTGCCGCGGTTCGGAGACGCCAACCTCGAAGTTGGAAAAAGATACCTCAGTTAGCTGGACGCACACATCCGCCAGGCTGGCGCCATCAAAGACGATGCCGGTGATGTCGTTTTGGTAGAGCGACTGGGTGCCTCCGGGAGTAACCGTAAGCATCGTGGCCCCGCCGGCGCCCGTCCACACAAGCCGGGTCACGGCGTAGAAAATCGTCGGTGCGTTGTCGCGCGGAATGCCGCGGCCTGCGCCTTGCAGTTTCACGCCCGCCGTGTTGATGACCAGAGCCGTGGCGATATTGTATGTGCCAGCCGGAACAATTACCGTTCCGCCGCCCGCTGCCGTTGCCGCAGTGATCGCCGCCTGGATAGACGGGCCAACATCACCTGCCGAGTTCCAACTGTAGGCCAGAGCGTCGTAAATCGATCCAGGAACGACATTCCCAGCGTCAAAGATAGCGGCGCCCGTCATGGTGCCGCCCGCCAGCGGGAGGGCCGCCGATTCAGGAGCGACAGTGAACAGGTTCGCGCCATAGGCAGTAATGACAAGTTCGCCGTACTGGCCTGTCGTCGCGAGGTCGCCGCTGAGACCGTTCGCTGTCACACCCGAGCCGGCCGTGATCGTGACAGGGCCGGCCCCTATCTGGAGCAGCGTCGTGCGGAACGTCCTTGGAAGGCCGCCCGGCAGTGTGACCGCGACGGAAGATCCGCTGAAGTAGGCCACCACATTATTGTTGTCAGACGCCTGGAGGACGTCTGTGGTGCCTTGAACCGGCCGAACCGCCATGCTGGTGCTCCTGTGTCGCCGGATTACCCTGAATTGCTGCCCTGAAGAACCGTCATCGTCACGGTGCCCGAGCCCGACGCCTGGTTAAGACGTACCGCGCGAATGGGAGTCGTATAACTTGTCGCCGCGTTCGCGGAAGCCGTTACGATCGTGGCATCCGGGAAAGCAGTTGTCGGAGGAGATTCGAAAGCATGCTCCACCGCGAAAACAACCGTCCCCGTGACAACGCAGCCAATGCCAACATCGAACGGGCAGGCCAGATAATCCAGCATAATCCAGGGACTGGCTTCTGTGCCCGTGGTAACTACGGTAACCGGACGCATGGCGCTCTCCTCAGAACTGGGCCGCGCCGAACAATCCCGCGTTGATCCCGCTCGTTATCATCGCCGGCAAAACCGGATGTTGCCAGAGCGTCATGCGCTTGGTGCCATCCGACGCTGAGCCGACCAGATACGTGCCGCGCACGTCGCCGGTGGTCGCCGATGGCGTTGTCGTCACGCCCGCGGTGAAGGTGCCCGTTCCGGTGACAATCAGGCTGTTCCAGAAACCCCACACCGAACTGGCCGCCGCCGCGTACATCGGGAGCCCATAGGTGTCACTCTGGCCGATCGAAATGTTGCTGCCTGACAGGGTGCCACCCGGCGTTGCGCTGATCAGCCCCTTGTAGGCTTTCACGCTCTGCGCTGTGGTCGCATCGGCCAGCGTGACAGTCTCATGCAACAGATAGCCATAAGCGTCGAAGCCAACGAGCGCCAATGTCCCGAGATGGTCGTCGCCGGCGCTCGTAATCGTGAGACAGCGCGCGCCCATCGTCGCGGCATCATAGAGCACCGTGAAGTCAGATGCCCCAAAGCGCTGATACACCGGGATCGAATCAATGAACCGCGCGCCGGTCGGGATGATGTTTTGTGAACCCAGCATCAGCGTAGGCGCGGCTGATACCGTGATGCCGGCGCCGGTCGCGGCCCGCAATGTCAGAGCCGTTCCAGCGACCCCGGCCTGGGCAGCGGCAATCGCCACGGCGCTCAGGGTAGACGGGACGAAATCAAGGAATGGGCAATTCGCATCCATCCAGCCGATGACCTGCGCCCCGGTGGAACTGTTCGCTGAGTTGTAAAGGAGGCGGGAGTCCTGAATGCCGGACCCGCCCATGTCGAGCGACGGAGCGGCGTTGGGCGGCCCTCCGCTCGATCCCAGCGTCATTCTCTGCATGACGCGGTGCGCTGGTCCCCAAAAGGCGGTACGAGCCATAGCCGAAACTCCTGATCTGGGCCCCGCTGGGCCGGGCAGATGGGTGTCGGCTACTGGCCGCTGAGTTCAACGATACGGGATATGGCGTCCTTGGGCAATAAGCATGCGCCTCAGGTCGAAAACCGCGCAATCGAATCGACCGGCGCGCGCGGCGCGGGATCGTTTGGAGAGACATCCTGATATGGCGCGTGGCTTGCCTGCGGCTCTGGCATCTCGCCGGCCCGGCGTAGCAGTTCCTCGGTGTACCGCTTGATCGTAATCGAGGTCCGCACGCCCATCTCGATATCCTCATGCAGGTCGGTCATCTGCACGCCGATGATGTCCTTGCCGCACCAGTGCGCCTCGCGGCGCGCATCGTCGATGAACTTGCAAATGGCTGGTGGTGTCCACGCTTCGGCCCCTGGATTGGCGGCGGTGCGCGGCTGCTTCGGAGCCTCGCGCGCGGCGAACATCGCATGGGCGCAGGTGTCTTTCACGACGACAGCGCGGCCGGCGTCGGTGAAGTTGTAATCGATCACCAGACCGGTCCTGAGAAACAGCTTCACGATGTAGAGGGATTGGATAGGCATCGCCGACAACCTCGCTTCTGGGAGAGTACCCGCAACATGACGGTCGGCGATCATTTCGTCAAACGGCTATTTCTTCTTTTTGCGCTCGGATTTCTTCTCGCGCTTGTGGTCCTCTTTTTTGGCTCCCTTGCGTCCGGCCTTGCGCTCCTCGGCCTTCTTCGACTCATCCGCCTTGCGTGCCATCGTACCAATTCCTTCCAAAGGTGAATTCTCGGTAGCTCACACGCCCGGAGTTGCGAAAGCGCCACGCCAGTCTGACCAAAACGCCGAGTACCGCTGGTAGCAAGCAGCCTTCGCGTTCTTGGTGTCGAAGTCGTTGTCTTGATCGAAGGTGATCTTGTCCCGATCAAAGTATTGCAGGCTGCGCGGGATGTTCGTCCTGACGAACCACGCCGTGCTGCTTGAGAAGTAGTGGTTGACCTTGATCCCTTTCGGAAAGGCGCCGGTCGCCCGCAGCACGTTGATCGCGTTGTTCGCAGTGTCGTTCTGTAGAACCGAATGGTAGATCCGGTTCGCCTCGAACCAAAGCGACGGCGGGATGTTCAGCGACTGCGGCAAGCCCGAGATTTTCATGCCGCGGTTGTTGGTCATCTGCATGATCTGGATGCAAAGGTCTTCGACCGCGGTTTCAGAAAGGTCGGCGGCCGTGGTCAGAAGATTGCTCTGATTGCCGGACAACGTCGGATGCGCCGTCGAGAACAGCGACACACCATCGGCGCCCAGGTAGCCAGAGTTGAACCCCTGATTGTAGACGGCGGAAAGGATGTTTTCCTGGGTCTGACGCATGCTGAAGGCCAACTGCTGCGCCCGGCGGCGGGACACCACCTCGTAGAGGTCGTCTCTCAACTCCTCGAACGTCACGATGTAGCCCAGAGCGTAGGCAACGTGCGTGTAGCGGCTGACCGGCCCCTGCGCCTCAACGTCGTAGAATATCTGCTGGCCCTGCGGCTTCACCGGCGCGAGACCAAAGCCGGTGATCTCCGGCTCTTCCTCATACGCCTTGTCCGAAGTGTCGATCTCGAACAGATCGGGGTACTCGGGAACGTGCTCGCTGTAACTCCGTCCCCACCACCCCTTGACCCCCGGCCAGAGCGCCTTGGGATGGGAGCCTGTAGTGATTATGGCCATATTATCCTACTCCGTTGGACTGTTTCTGTAGGGCGAGCGCGGTCATCAGATGCCAGTGCTGTTGTTCCATGGGTGGATGCCGAAGTTCAGCGTTACCAGCCACTTCGCGTAAGCGGACCCGATGGTGTTATCCACCTCCTGGAGTCCCTGAATGATATGCAACTGAAGGTCGGTGGTCGCGACGGTTGAGCTGTCGAGCATCCAGCCGGACATCGCGGACGCGGTGTTGCCGCTTCCGGCGACCATGGACGCGTTCTGGCCGGATACGCCTGAGACCATAGAGCCGCCAACGGAGTCTTCTTGAACACAGTAGAGCAGTTCCGGATCGTCGCAGACGTAGATGTATGCGGCGGTCGAGGCTGGCAGGTAGACGCTGTTGCTTTGGAGCAGTGGGATCGTGGCCTGCCCGGCGTTGTTGGAGCGGCCCATAAACGCGCCAAGGATCGAGTTCGTGCTAGCCGCCGTGGCGATGCCAACCGTCTGAATGCCGTTTCCATCGGAGCTGTTGGTCACGGTGATGACGGGATCGCCGAGGTAAAGCGCTGTCGCGTTGCCTACCGGCACATAGTACGTGCGCACCGCGCCCCCCCAGGGAGCACCGGAACGATACGAATAAGGCTGTAGGCCGCGTGGGGAATTCGCGTTTGCCATGGGTCGTGACCCTCAGGATGTGGGATTGTGAAACGGAAGGGAGCGGCAGCCGGCATGAACTGGCCAGGCGTGCGAATCGGATCGTTGGGTCTGGGCTGCTTGCCCCTTCGGCTCGCTTTATCCTGGTGGCCCGGGCGATTTCTGTTCCCTGGCGCGGTCGGCTTAGCGTCCGGTAATATGAATTCCCGTCTGGGGAATATACCGATTGTCGTCTGCGCCGGGGCCTGCTCTGCCTGAGCGGATATCGTGTAGCCGGTGGTCAAGTGCGACTGCTTGCCGCATCTTATCTTCCTGATACCACCGCATTGGTATTTCCATCAAGTAGCTTGCGCGTCCCCGCCCATCGGCGCGATCGGTGATGCGATTCATGGACTCCCCGGTGTCGGGATCGATCACATGCGCATAGCCCGCGCGTTTGGCTCTGTTGATACGGCCGGGTATGTCGGAAAACCAGTACGGGCGATACCCGGGCCGGGCCGTATAGGCGAGGGTCTGTTCCTGATCGCCGAACGGGACACGATCGACAACCGCCGCGCCGCTCCGGCGGAACAGCGGATCGTCGTCTCGCGCGGCCTCGTCGTTCCCCTCAGGAAACATTGGATCGATCCGTCGCCCCTTCACACGTTCGCCCATAACTGGCTCGGGCGACTGTGGTGCGGCGTTCTGGTCGCCGAACACATCATCACGATTGCCGAATCTGGTCTCCGTCTGGCGACCCGACAGCCCGGTGAGTGAGCGTCCGTGCGCGGCGGCATCCGCGGCGCGCGTCATGTCGTTATCTTCGCCGGCGAGAACATCACGTAATGCCATGGTCAGGCTCCATCATCCTGGAATTGATCCCAGTAATTGGTTGAGTACTCTTCTTTTGTGAAGGGAGCGCCTTTCCCTTCGAGCAATTTCGCATATTTCGCGTATGCGTCCTTGGCCTCTTTCGGCATCGCGTCGAACGTCCGGCGACCGGTCGCGCGGCGCGGCACGGCGGCGGCGGAGCTTGCTGTCACGGTCTGCCTACCTGGCGGATCGTCATCGGGATCGTCGTTCTCTTGACGCGCTGGCGGGCGGCGCGGGGCGCCGACGCGATCCGGGAACTGCGCTTTCATCCGGCGTTCGACCTCAGCCAGGTTTTGCTCAAGACTGAGTTCGGGGCGTTTGGTACTGAGGCCGGTATGGATGATGTCGGCCTCCATCTGTAATTCAGAGTCCTGCTGGTACCAGGGATTGCGCGAGAAGAATGCGGCGGCGGCGGGCGGCGGCCCCGGATTGACGGGTTGCGACACGGGATCCGGACGAGACGGAGGCGCCGGGGCGGGCTTCGTCCTGTCGAGTTCGTCGAGTTCGGTCTGGGCTCGCTGATATGCAACCGTGTCCGCGTTAGAGACAGCGGTCGCTGCCTGCTCCCGCAACTCGCGGCGGGCGCGGTCATAAGCGCGCGTCTCCGCGCTGCGCGTCATCTGGGTAACGGCGTTCAGCGACTCCAGCGCGGTATCGAGCCGGCCCCTCAGTTCGCGGCCCTCAGTCGCCGAGGCGCGCTGCAACTCATCCAGTCGGCGCGACAGGGTATTGTTCCTGTCCGCGAGGATCGCCGGGTTATCGAGGCCGCGCGCCACGAACACGGCGGCCGGAACCCATTTGCTTTGATCCCGGAAGTCCTCTTTCGGTTTCCACCCATTGGCCCGGGCGATGCGCTCGACTTCATCGTCATCCTGGCTCTGGGACGGAACTCCGTCTCCATCATCGCCTGCGGCTTGCGTTCCTGACATTTGGTGTGCGCTCCTGGTGCATTCGCGGGATGTGCCAGGAATTCTCCTGCTTTAGCCGGCAGCGATGGCGGGATCCCTGTTGGGATAGTCGGCAATCCCGGGCGGCTCTTCGATACAGGCGATCGATTTGTCCTGCATGATCCGGTACAGCATGCCGTCGCGTCCGCTGTGTTCCTGGCCAACGTATTTCTGGAAGTACACCCGATCGCCGGCCTTTGGCCGCTCGCCGACCCATTTCACCAGCCGGTCGCTGTCATAAGCGAACGCCTGCGGCCCGACTGAGACCAGAATGCCGGTCGTCGCCGATGCTCCCATGCTTTCCTTGATCGAATCGGGAAAGATGATCCCGCCCTCGGTCATGTTCGGCACCTGGTCAGGGAACACCACAACCTTATCGCACAGCGCGCGGAGGCCGGAAGTGTTGCTTCCAGACCATTCCACCATGCTGTACGAGCCAAATTGCGTCGGGATGAACCGCGGCGGCAGATCGTTCAGTGCCTCGGGGCCGATGGCCATATTTTCAGGTCTCCTCTCCGTTGGGGCCGATCGTGCTGATCAGCAAGCGCGACCACACGAAACCAAGGTCGATTTGGTGAATGGCCGCCAGCGGGGAGGAGGTGCGAAACAGACCCCCTTGATCCATCGCCAGATAGGTCGTGGTATGAAACGTTGGCTTGTCACGCCAGTAAAGATTGAGGCGCTTCCAATATTCGCGGCCCGAGCGCAGGCTGGAAGCCCAATCCTCGACCTCATCGAACCACCATCGCACCGCGAGGCTTTCGCTCTGGAACATGACCAGGGCATCCTTCGGCAATCGCGCGCCGAGGCCATAGCTGGTCACGACTTCGTACGGCTCGCCGTTCGGCGCCGTATCCATGTCGCGCGCGCCCATGCCCATGACTTTGTCGTTTTGATCGGTCCAACCGGTCGCGATGCCGCGCTCTTCATGCACCGTGAATGTGGCGTTAATTTTCGAAACGGCTTCTTCTGGTGTCATGCCCGATATGGCTTCAGGCTATCGGGCAGATCCAGATCATAGAACAGCCGCAACTGATCCAACGTCATAGCCTCCATCTGATGCGCGCCGAGCAAGTGGCCTTTGACCTGCTCTTGCTGCGCGAGCGAGGCGCCGTTCACCAGCCACGCTTCCAGAATCTGGCGTTCGAGCGATGCGCGGAAGTCCGGGAGATACCGTCCGAATATCAGGTCGGTGACCGGATGGCGTTTCCACATAGCCCACTGCTCGGGGCTGAGTTCACGGAGAAGCGGGGGGACTCGCTCCTCCCCCGGCATCGGCGGTGGGACCGGCTGGCGGGGGCGATAGGGTGGCAATGGCATCGACCTGTGCTTTCAGGTGTTCAATATGTTGCTCCACCCACCCCAGTTGCGCGTCATTGTCAAGCTTCCTCGCCTGAGCCAACGCCAATTCGGCCTTGCATATCTCCCCGATGATCAGCGCCTTGTCATGTTCGTGGCGCAACATCAGTTCGATCATCTCCCGTTTCTCGCGGATATCCAGCTCGCGGCTTTTCAGCAGAATCTTTGGATCAGGCTGCGCCGGCGCCTCTGTCATGTAGCTTTCAGCGTCCGGGATCATCGCCGCGGTGAACGCGTCGAGAATGATTTTCTCCCCCTTGACGCGAGGATCATCCTTGAAGGTCAGCAGGAACTGTGCCCTGCCGAGGCGTTGCATGTCGGTAACCATCTGCGGATCACTGATCGGCTCGACGCCGGCGCCTTTTTCGTAATCTTCCCTGGTGATCGTCTTCCAGTCGCCGCCTTCCTGGTACTGCGATTCCTTACGGCTATACTTTCGGTTCAGCTGGTATTGTTTTTTGAACTCGTAGCCGAGCGAGCGGTGGATCCGCTTGTAGATCGCGGAGAACACCTTCAGGCCCTGCTCGATCACTGCCAGCGTCGTGATGCCTGAGGTGTTGTCGCCCGGCATGTCGCCGACCATGACGTCCTTCACGGAGGCGACACGTTCGCCAGATTCGATCAGGAATTGCAGCAACTGCATCAGGATCGGGTTGGGGCCAGGGAACGGTATCTGGTAAATGTTGTCGCGGATGTTCCCGCCGAACGTGTTGACCGGCTTGTACTCGCCATGGGTGAACCGGACCGTGCCGGTATTGATCGACAGCCCGGACCCGATGAAACCGCCGCCGACGATCTGAAGGTGCCCGGAGTCGATCATCATATTTATGGTGGTGTTCACCGCTTCGTTGATCGGAAACAGGAGATGCCCGAAGCCAAGATCGTAGACCTTGGAGTCGGGGTTCGGGATGAACCCGTATTTCGTATAGACAGCGACGACGTCGATTTTCCGAACCTGGCCCTTCCGGTTGAAATGCACCCCATCCATTTCGAAGCCGGCGACGATGCGCGCGAGTTTGCCGCTGTCGCGCGCCACGGTGATGATGTACGGCTCGGGATAGCCATCGCCATCCAGATCCCAGCGCCGATGCTGTTCCAGGAAGGTGACCGCCGCGTCCTCGTCCTGCTGGCTATTGGGATCGCGCCGCTTCTCGTCCTCCATGGTGACGCCGCTGTCATGGCCATAGGCCAGCGCACCGTCACCGTCCCAATCAATGAACAGACCGGAGCGGATCGCTGTCTCGATTTCGTCCGGGTACATCCGGATCGACTCTGTTTTTCGAGGCGATGTCTCAAAGCTCTTGGCGTAATAATTCACGCATAGCGCCAGTGCGTCGACAGTCTCGCTCACGTTCCGGCCGAGGCTTTGATCGTAGTAGGACTTGCGGAAATACGTGCCGACGATCGGGAGTGCCACCAGAAGCGTGTCGGTCTGCGGTTCCCATTCCTCTTGTTCGAACAGAAGCTGCCAGCTCATGTGCCGGCCGATGCGGAGCGCTCGCTTTTGCTTTGCCCCGGGCTCTTCCAGCCACTGCCGCGGCATCCCCGCCGGGAGCCCCATACCGGGGCCGGCCTGTCCTGGCGGCGGCATTCCGGGACCCGGCTGAGGCGACGCGGCCGGTCCTGACTGCTGCATAGGACCAGGGCCTGGGGGTTGAGCGCCAGGAGGCGGGCCGCCCGGCGGTGGCTGCCCTCCCTGCTGTTGCTGCTGCGCCATCGCCTGATCATGCGCGTGCGCGGCTTGTAGCAGATGCACAAACGCCGGATTGATCACGCCTTTGTCGTCGCCAATGACGGTGCCCTTGACGACGTTGCGATCTCGGATGATCGCCGGGTAAGCGCGGGCGGCAAATTGGATGGCCGCCGTCGTCATCAGCGGATATATGACATTGGAGTTGCCGCACCAGAGGGCTTTGCCGTTGCGGCGCACATAGAGTGTGTGGTGCGGTTCGACGGTGACGCAGGCGACCTCGCATGGTCCAAAGACCGCTTGCCGGTCCATTTTAACGACCTGGATACGGGACTTGCGGTTGATCGCGATCAGGTAGCAAGTTTGAGCCCCGGTGATTTGCCGCCCGTTGATTACCCCTCCGACGACCGCCGCTCTTTCCGCCACGGTCGCGCGCCAGCCAATCTTCTGACATATGTCCTGCATCTGGTCGGACAACCGGCGGGAAACAGTAGAATAGGACCAGCTTTCCTCCTTTCCATTGCGTTCCCGAATGCAGCCATCACCGGCCATCAGGCCATCAAGGAGGGCCTTGAGTACCGGAACGGACGCTGTCAGCAGGTAATCAGGCACATGTTTCTGGTGTGATAAACCAAGCGATCTAAGTTCGTCTTTCGCAGCATTGGGCATCGACCTGGCATGAACGATGTAACCGGTGGGCGTGGCTTTACAGGTGAACCTACAGGCTTCGATGTCGTGCCGAAGGCGTTCGAACTTTACGGGGTTGGCGGTCTGGCTCTGCGCGATAGCGAAGCTGCTCGGACTCTTTCCATAATCCCTGAAAGTTCCATCCTTCAATGTGTGGGTATTGTGTCCAGTGAAGGCCGAGCCCTCGGAGATGTACCAACCCAGGAATCGCGCGTACGCCTCCGCACTTACCCCATGGATCTCCGACAGGGGGTCGCCCGTCCACTGCGACGTAAGCGGGATGTATCGAAATGCCAGACGCTCCTCCAAGAACCGCCCCGCCTCGATGAAATGCTGCTTCTTCCGCTTGCCGAACTTGCTCTCGACCAACATCCTGTGGTTCGGCGTCACCATCAGGTCGATGCTCTTACCGGTGAAATGCACCATTGACAGAGCCGTGAACCGATGGCGCTCGGTCACCGGATAGAATGCCGCGGCACCGGATGGCGCGCGACTGAGGACCCTTTCACCGATGGCGATCTCGGCGACTGGCTTCCAACCCGAATCGGTCAGAACATCGGTATCGAGTGAAAAGCACGCCTCAGGCCATGGATAGGTTTTGTGCTCAGTGACCTGCAAAGCGCAGTCCAGCCACTTGCGATATTTCTCGCGCCAGTCGGCCCGGCTCAGTTCGTCGATGTCATAGTCAGAGCGCACCCGGGCCGCGATGCGCGCGATATCGTCACCGATCTCCGGGTTCGGTTCCATATTGTCGTCGGGATCGGCCGCGATGTTCTTCATGCCAACCCAGCGCGTCAGTTGATCGCGTAACTCTGGATTGGGATGATCATCAGGCTCAGAGGAGATGGGCGGGGACGCACCGGTCCCGCCGGCGAGGGCCGCGATAGAGGATATGCCGTTCGGCGGCGGCGGTGGGGCGAGCGTGGCACTCATCGGCGGTAGACCTCCGTGGTCAGGCCGACATCTCTATCACAGCCGGGACATAGTTCCGAAAGCGGCGTTTTCTGGCGCGCCTTTGAAGGATCGGTTTTCCGGTTCGCCGCGGCGGATGACGGCTCGGCCCAAGGTCGCCGTAACGCTGCACCGTGGCGCCAGCGGCAGTGTGAGGCAGATCACACTTATGCTGAGCGCGGAACTGGCCGGCAAACACCGCAATCTCGTTCCGTTCCATATCGTGGAGTTTGCGCAACGTCGGCTCATAACTGAAGCCCTGCCGGACCGCCCAGTTGTAGTGGTCGACGAACGCGAGGCAATTCACCTTGGTCGCGGTTTCATTGAACGCGCACCGCAGTGCCGGCGGGTACTGCTCGAACACAGTGAGTTCAACGTCAATCGGTACTTCAGCGAGCGGTCCGCCGGCAGTCGCCGCATTGGCCTGGCGCAGCCGCACAAGTTCACCGGTGATGCGCGGGACCATGATCACCGCAACGCCCTGTCCTCATACCTACCGCACCACTGGCCATCCTGCACGATGGGAAATTGCGTGAACGATTGCGGCGAGAGACCTTGTTGCGGCCCACGCGTCCCGGGCACCATCGTTGGGACCAGAAACATGAAGACCTCAGGCGGCTCGAACCGGCAGACGCGATCGACGCCTTCCTTGGCACTGAACTCACAGCCGGCGCATGTGCCGCGCGCCTTGAACAGCAAAAGACTGGACTTTACCGGGGCCAGGGTGCCCAGACCGTTCAACGGCTCGTCTTCGATTTCATCAGGCATCAGTTCATCCTTGTTCGGTATCGTTTTCGTAGTAGAATGCAGGACGGCCCGGCGTGCAACCGCCAGACCGCCCCTGACCACGAATTCCTTGCCTGGAGGAAAAGATGGCTGTCCGATCATTACCTTCTCAGGAAGACCTACGCAACCGTCTCGAATACAACTCAGAGACGGGTGAGCTTTTTTGGTGGCCCAGACCAAAGTCAGACTTCCGGTTTCTGCGCACATTCAACGCATGGCACACGCTGAACATAGGCCGCAGCTCGCCTTCACGGGGAATTTGGACGAGGTTCCTAATATCCCGTGACAGTCGAGCGTCGGCCCGCTGATATTCCTTCGTAATCTCTCTGCCGTGCCGCATCAAACTGCGGCCCAGTCAGGATGCCGGAGCCGAACACCCGGGTGGCGGCATATCCCAGCGCGTCCGCCACATGAGAAAATGAATTCTTGTCTGGGACCGTCGTGAACCGATCGCCGGTAATTCGAAGTTTTCTGTAGTGATATCCACCGAGAAAGGCTCTCCGAAGAATCTTGCAGCGCGGGTGCAGCACGAATTGCGGGCGCCCCTCTTTCAGCATACGGAGCGGCTTACGAACTGACTCAAGCCTGATCTCCAGGGTCTGAATGGCCGGTTCGATCGGAATGCCGAGCGCGTGCAGCACGTCGAAATAGGTCCGCATGTCGGTGGGCGAGCGCGACATACCCGCCGGATCTCCAACGTCCCAGAACTCGAAGCCCGGATAATACCGCGCGCTATGGTCGAGCACCGCCTCACCGATCGTGGTAGCGCCCATCTCAGTAGCCACGATCTCGTCAAAAACGATCCACTGGCCGCGCGGCGTGATCTGGGTAAACACACATGCCGGCGTCAGGCCGCTGCTATCCCAGCCACGGACGATCGGCAGATTCCTGATCGGCTTTGGCCAATTTTCCTTCTTCTCCGGGCAATGAATATCATCCGAATACTCCGGCCAGACGGCCTTTCCGTCCATCTCGAAGCCATATTCGCCGTGAATGTAGATCCGGATCCACTCCGGGCTCTTCCCAATGGCGAGACGTTCATAATACCCGGGCGGCAGGTTCCGAAGATTTTCCGCCGCGGCAGACAGGCCGGATGGCTGTTTGAACAACGCCCGGTACGTCTCGACGGTCAGACCCGTGAAATCCGGAACCTTGGCCAACTTCGCGACCGCCTCGGAATGGTCGGTCTCCTCGAAAAACTTGAACCATTCTGAGTCAACGTCAGGCTGATTGGTGTCCATCCACAAGCCGGACCAGAACACCGGAACGTCCTGACGGCGGGGATATCGGCCAAGGCGCCCCTGCAATGCGTCGATGATTTGCCAGGGCGTCTCGCGCCCTTCGTTCACCCAGGCGCCGGTCAGATCGAGCGACAGAAGATCGCGGATCTGGTCGGGCCGGTCCAGCGCGCGGAAGAGCACTTCGACCTCGGCGCCCCGGTCGTCACCTTCCCCTTTCAGGTTGCGGATCGTGTAATTGTGCTTCGATGGTGTCCAGTCGCCGAACTGGTGGGGTGGAAACCAACTCAGCCATGTACGCTCGGTGGTGTCCTCCAGCTGCTTGCTGGTCGACCTCACGACAGCATACCGACTGCGCCGAACACCGTCCGGCCCGCGTGGAACGGCTACGCCCCTCTGGGCTATTTCGATCGCGCACGCTGAACTTTTCCCGGAGCCAAATGGCCCCGATAGGCCCCTGATAAATGCGTCCGAGTCGAAAAAAGCTCCGATGGTCGGCATGTCGGAGCAGTTGTAGATCGCCATTACGGATGATGGGCGTGCGCAAATGCCTTGGCCAGACCGGCCATTTTACGGACGCGCGGGCTCTTGGAATGCCGGGCCTCGGCCATCTTCTTGGCTGGAATTTTATGGCCTTGTTTTACGCCCAGGGCGGCATGAAGCGCGCCGGGATGCTTTACGACCCCGGCCATCCACTTCTTCGGCTGCGTTGCCATGGTACCTCCGCTAAGCGCCTTCGGTGCATTGCCAGTGGTTATTGGCATCAGAACCCGACCAAGAGGCATTCGAATAAGGTCTGCGCATCAACCTTCACGGCAGGCAACCGGCGCCAGTCGCCGGTCTCGGGGCTCTTCACAAACCCCTTGGCCTTCAGTGACTCCTCGCCGATCGTGCCGTCTGCCACCTGTTGGCGGGTCGCCGTTCCAGCTTTGTAGATGGCGTGCCGCGCCGCCGTGGCCGTGTCCTCTTTCTTCACGGGATCAGCTTGTCACGGCCCGGGATCGGCCGGCGGTCGGTGAACCGTTTCGTGGTGAACGGCTTGACGGAGCGGAGGAACGCTTCCTCGGCCTCCATCACGCGGACACAGCCGGGATCGGGCGGCGTCAGCAGCGTGTTGAGGCGTTCGCGGATGGTCATCGGCTCAGGCGAGGCCGAGTCGAGACACCAATCGCCGTCGTCGCCGGGGTGTTTCTTGGCCATGGGATCAGGCTCCTCGATCTGGCAGGTTCAGCGCGCGCACGCCGCCGAGTCGACTCTGATCACGAACAACGTCGTGTGTCTCGGCGTCCTGATTGGGCGGCTGCCCCTCCATTGTTGGATCAGCGTCTGGCGGCTTGTAGGCGGCGCCGGACGGCGGATGGTACGCGTAATCGGCATTGTTGGTGGCCATGGGATCAGGTTCCTTGTGGCGCGACGGGCGCGGCCGGCAAAGTTGGATCCGGTGCGGCGACGGCGGGCGCGGCGGCGGGCGGCATCATCACCGGTGGCGCCGCTTGCATTGGCGGCATGTGGGCATGCGCCCCGGAATGATGGGCCATCCGGGGATCGGCGTGCTTTGATTCAGTCCTGGCCATTTTCCGTTCCCTTTGCACTGTCGGATGGCTTCGTAACCGAAACGTCTGGCGCCGGCGGCGGCGGGGCCAGCATCACCGGAGGCTCCCGAGCGAACACCGAAGCGGCTTCCGCGCCTGGAACGTGGGGTCCCCGCGGATCGTGCGGTTGCGTTTCCCCGACTGGCATCAGCGCTGCGACATCGGCCGGGACAGGCACGGGCGTTGAAGCGGACCCGCCGCCGCCGGTAGCCGCCGTCCTCATCGCGGCTGCCGGTATCTGGGGCGGATCGGTCGCAGGCGGCGGAAGTATGACACCCCCCGGCTGAGCCGCATCTTCTGTGTCGTGCTCCACCTTGACCATCTCGGCCTTCATGCCGGCGATGTCGTTCCGGGCAACCTTCAGTTCGTCCCGCATCTGGCTGAGATTGGCATCAGCTATCATTTTTGCCGCGGTCATGTCGGTCAACTGCTTGTCGGTATCGGCGAGCTGTTCCTGGAGCAGCGCGATATGGTCGGGCTCGGCTGCTTTGATGCCATCGGCGTCAACGGCCTCATTGGCGTAACTCTCGGCATTGTCTTGTTGCATGCCGAACTCAGCGATCAGAACGTTTTTCAGCGTCACTCGCAACCGGGCGATGCTACCTTCGGTGAACGTCCGGATCTTGTCTCCGAGGTGGACGAAAACCTTGGTCGGCTGATCGGACAGCGCGTGAAAGGTGATGTTCGGGACCGGGGCCAGCACGGGTTCGTCAACCATCGTCAACTCCTTTTTTTCAGGAAGCCCACTTCGCGCGCCGGCGGCTTGCCTTTCGGGGCGGCGGCGGCGGCCGGCTTGGTTCCGGGCCGTTCGGCCGCGTATTCCTCGCGGTGGTAGACCTTGCCGCGAGGCGTCACGCCAGCCCGCGTCACCAGGAAGCCGTTATCGATCCTTCGGACTCTGACTTTCTCGGCGGGCGCCTCGGGCTTTGCCATCGGCTACTTGCTGTGCTTCTTGCCGTCGATGTGATGCGGCCGCGTTTCCTCGGACATCTTGTCGCTGTGATGATGATGAGGGCCGTGATGCGAATGGGCTGTTGCTCCCATCATTCCCTTCCCTTGGTCGAGGGCGGGCGGTCCGGAGCGGTGTTCGTCGGCCAGGTGCATGCCGTCATGGGGCATGTGGTCGCCGTGGTTGCCGACGATATGCGTCCCCGGCATGGAGCCGACGCCGAAGTTTTCGCCCTTCATGGCTCCTTCTCCTTCACCCATACGGTGGCGCTGGCGGACCGCGCCGCCTTCTCCGCTGATTTCCCGGCCGGGCGCGTGACTTGAATTCTCGGGCATTTTGGAACTCCTGTGGGATACCTTTGATTTGCTTGCCCGCTGCTCGCGGTAGGCGGCGGCCTCGGCTTGCTTCGCCGGGTGACCCGCCCGGATCATCTCGGCAATATTCTTACTACGAGTTCGGCCTGAGGTGCCAGATGTCAATGGCATCAACCGTTGCCCTTCGCCCGCTGTTTGATCTGCGCTGGAGTAAGCCGGATGGTATGGATGGCTACCGTCGTCGGCGGCCCGTTCCCTTCGGCCTGCTCGTGACGGACGGCGAGCACGTCGCCAAAGGGCGCCAGTTCACGGACCATACGGTTGGGATCCAGGTGTCCGGCTCGACCGATAATCTCGGTGCGGCCATTGGCCCGCTTGATCACGATCCGGCTGTAGGGGCCATTCGCCATATCTTATCCGATGAAAGGACCGCGCCGCCTCGTCCATTGGCACATTGGGTTGGTCTGACGGCGCGGCCAAGGTTCAGATGTGTTCCGGGAAAGGAACAGGCGGACAGTGATCCAGGCGACGTCCCTCTGTCAATCATCCTCTTGCGGTTATGAACTTCGACCGTATAGAATTATCATCATCACACGGGAGACCGACATTAATGCATACGATTACCGAAGGCTTCAACGTTCTTGCAGAAGCGTGTCCGGATATGACCCTTCGGCAGGCTGCGATCCTGTTTCATTGCGCCGTGACGACCTTGGATCGTGATCGTCAGGTGCGCGAACTCGCCATCCACTTCAATTGGTTCCGGCCGGTAATCTCGCGGGCGGGGTTGAAAATGTCGAATGACGGGTTGATCAAACGCAGTCAGATCCCCGGAGACCGCCGAACATCCGTGTTCACGGTGACGGACGCCGGGCATCGGCTGATCCAGAGCGTTCTGGGCGAACCCGCGAAACCCGAGAAGGCATCACCGAAACGCCGGCGCGGGCTGCGGTGAAGGCGTTTCAGGTAGTCATTTGACAAGGATCGTTCCGAAGCCTGTCACGCGGTCAAAGGGCGGCTACCGGCGCAAGCCGCGGCGCATCACCCCGTTCGTCATCGATAATTACTGGCCGGGCGGCCAAAGGGTAGCATCTCTTCGGCGCCATTGGGGTTCCCATAAACCCTGCTGGGACATCATCGACCGGATCAATGCGTTCCCCGCGCCAAAACTGGTGACCGAATGGCAGTGCCGGATGATGGCATCGCACTTAGGATTGCGCAGGCCGCCAGACAGCCGCGCATTTGCCGCGAACAACAGGAAAATGGACGCCGCCACGATCGCTCTGCGGGTGCGCAACCGAGGCCCCCAACCTCAACCCATGTATGCGTACGAACCTGTGCCGCCGGATCACGCCGGCAAACTCCGCAAGGTCGGCCGCAAACCTAAGCCGAAAAAACCAAAGAAGCGGAAGACGCCTCTGCCGACAGCGACGGAGGGTCTGGTGGCGGTTGGGCGTCAATCATGGTTTGTAAAGGCTGGGCTCCATCGACGACCCGGTAAACGACAGCCCGGAAAGGGTCGTAAAGCGCGTCGAACTGCCGCCCAGAAAAGCTGATCGTCCAACGCTCCATGCCGTCGCGTATCTGTCCAACATATTCAGCAGCGACATGATCTCGATCGCAACGTTTTCCATCTGTTGCAAAATGATCAGTGATCGCCAGGAATACCGCGCGCCAATCCGCCCCTGACAGGTCAAACCCGCGCTGCCAGGCGCCATCTACGGCGGCCCCGGTGCAATATCCCGGGGCGAGTGTGTGTTCGCTCATTATCTTTCTCCTTGCGTCAAGATCATAACCCTGAGAATATGATCAGGCAAGAGAATGATCAAGGAGATCGCCATGTCGCCGCGAGAAGTTGTCGAGAAGTGGATCCTCCAACCATACACCTTTACCCTCAGTGCATCCGCCATGGCCGAGTTGCTGTTCGCTCGCCTGAAGACCGAGGGCTTGTTCATCGGCCCGCTCGTGTCCACGCCTGAGATGGAAGCCGCCTACGTCGAAGACGCGTCACATAGCGGATCTGGACGCGCTGAAACCTGGGATGGAATGGTCCAGGAATGGCTCCGGACGGAGGGTCAGTGAACACCCGCCGCCGATCAGCCACACCTTATATTATAGACGGAGGCGGCCCCTGGATATCGGGGCCGTTTTTCATTCCATCTCCGGGTTGAGCAGCTTCCTGATCTTCTTGCCGGTCGCCACGCGATAGGTCATCGACCCATCATCCGTCGATCGCCCGGGAACTCGCGGAACGGGTTGTGCTCCGGCTTCTCATCGGGGTCGGTGAATGCCGCCGGACGCTTCGCCAGCGCGTCGTGGAGACCCATTATTTCAACCTCAAGCGCAATGACGGACGCGAGCGCGTCTTGCAGTGCCTCGACCAGACTCTCCGTCATGTAGGCCCGCTCTTGCCATCCCCGGGCAACGCTCGACCAGGTGTCGCGCTCGTCTTTCAGTTGCTCGACCTGGGCCTCGGCCTTGGAGGCCCGATCCCCCTTGACCCGCGCATCCTCACTCGCCGCATCGCGCTGTGCGGTCAGTGCGGCAAGCTGACGGGCGTGGATGCTGTCCGACGAACGGCCCCATGTCGCCGCCGGCGGATGGGGGATTTCGTAAATCTCTTTTGTCAACTCAATCCCGGGCAACGGTCCTAACGCAACCTCCCCACCGGGATGCAGGTTCGCGGGTTGAGGAAAAGACGGAACCGAAATTATGAACTCATTCTCCTCTAAAGATTGAAAACCAAACAACTCACTCATGTCGCTGTCCCTCCCTGTTCATGACTTACCTCGCTCCCAGCCGCCATGCCGCCAATCCCAAAGCCGGCCGCTATCCGCGTGGCATTCGAAATCCTGACGTCCTCAAGCAGACGCTCAGCCCCGATCTGATCGGCTTCCGCCGCATTTAATTTTGCGATGTGTGCAATGTCCGGCTTGTCGATGTCCACCCTTGTCGCGTTGCGAACATCCGCCCACTTCCGGAAACAGACTTCCCCGCCTGGAAGCAAACCAACACACGCGCGACCAACATGCGTTTCCTCAAAAGTGTGCCCAGCTATTAACGTACTCATGTCGCCGGCCCTTCCATGTTTATTACATTGCGAACCGAAGTCGCATGCCAACTGCCACCACGAAAAGCCGCAATCCCACACTCATTCAAATAATCCGCCATCGAACGATACGACGCATCCGGATGAATATCCAGAAAAGGCGTCAAACGACCCCGAACCTTTGATGCAAACTCCCGAGCTAACCGACCCATCGACGCACCACCAATGATCCGAGCCTCAGCTAACCGGGGATTGCCAAGAATGACCCCGCGAGCCTTCGCCGCAGCTAACGCAACCTTCGTCCGTTGAGATATTACCGAACGCTCACGCTCCGCAAACGCCGCGTAAATGTGCAGCATGAATGGGTCAGCATCCGCTCCTAACTCCGCTACAATGAACGGAACACGGTGAGACATTAACCCGGATATAAAGTGAACGTCCCGACTTAATCGATCCAGACGAGCTACAATCACCGGAGCACGACGATCCCGCGCAAACCTTAATGCCTCCGCTAAAACAGGCCGACGATCTAACGCGTCCGAACCCTTCCCAGTCTCAACCTCCTGAAACTCCCGGATAATCTGAAAATCGTTCGCCTCCGAAAATCGTGATACCGCAGAACCCTGAGCCTCAAGACCAAGACCAGACTTCCCCTGACGATCCGTCGAAACACGTAAATACGAAACAGCAACCCTCATCCCAGAAAACCCTCCACCAATCCGTAATCAGAAACTCATACCCTGACCGTTATATACAACTACCATACCACTGGCTAAACCGACAAGCGATAATCATCTCCGCCGCGTTAAGATGTCAGCGCAAGGTCATTGCATGCGCGAATAGACCAATCCTATAAATTTCAGTAATTTTTTCCAGAGAAATCGATCATTACGTTATAACCGGATGGGCGCCGCAGATGGGATTTTGGTGTGAGGCGGGGGGGACCCGTCCACGTTCATGCTTCGGGATCGTTGGGGGTGCCGGTGCCCTATCGACCGATCCGCTGGCCTGGGCCTGGGACGGGCGGCCGGCCGAGCCTGAGGCCAGGGACGGGCCGGCCTGAGCCAAGCGCGCGGGGGCAGGGAGGGAGCACGCGGCGCCATCAGGCGCCATCAAGCGTGCGATGCCGATTAACCTGAGGCCAGGATCTCTTCGGACCTGAGGCGAGCGCGCGAGGCGAGAGTGAACGCCTGGGGCCAGCGCTCCACGTGGAGCATGCAATGGGTATACGGTGGAATAGCTACCCAGAACCTATCGCTGAATAACCAATGAAACCAAGTGATTAGGTTGTTCCGGCTTGTCCGCGATCCAACCCCTGAGCCGCGCAAGGTTCATCAGTGCCGCCTGCTTGTCCCCAAGCTTGATGGTGACCGTTCCATCCGCGCGGGAGGTGACCTCGGTGATGGCGCGGTGAACGTCCGGGGAGATATCGGCCGAGTCGCGGAACGTCAGGACCTGCCTAGTACGTGCCTTGTCCGCTGGATCTGCGGTCGTGCTCCAATCGGCTACGTCCCGAACCTGGGCGAACGCTATCCGCGTCAACTCCTCGGCCGCACGGTCCGCCGTCGCACCGAATCGCTCTGCTGCATGTGCGAGCGCCCGACCCGCCATTTCCTCGACATTTCCCTTAATTCTGACCATTTCCGGGGTCCGCATAAGGAGAATTCCGATTTGTGTAACGGCGCCCGATGTTCGTTGCTCGTTCGGGAAGGTTTTTCTGACCGCGGCGGAAATATTGCCGCCGTTCCGGAGGTACTCGGTTCCGAAGGCTGCGACGAACTGTGGTCGGGTATATTTTGAGGCTGCCATGTGGTTGATATTGCGGGCATTTGGATTGTCGTCAAGGGGGATGGCCTCGCGTGCTCGGCCCGGTTGTCATCTTCCCGGGAGATTTCCTTGCCCGAATATCCCGGGGAGTTTGAGGGGCAGCGCCCCTCTGGGGAGTTTGAGGGGTTTCCCCTCATTGGGAGATTATTCAGGCTCCGACGTTTCCTCTTGACAGGCGGTTGATCAACGATCAAGAGCGAAGCGGGAGACAGGTACCTAAGTACCTACCTTCTGAGTCTGTATCCGCGGGCGCACGCATAATGCGGGCGGGCGGGCGCGCCTGGGGGAAGAGATGCGAGATAACCCAACCGGTTTGGATTGATCATATGTCGTGGAATGGTCCGGCTGATCGCGGGAATAAACTGGTTCATGAGAGAGGTCTTGGGCGTCAGTCTGGCGGGCCGGCTGGTCTGGCGGTTTCTCTTCGGACGATCGAGAGTGATGTCCGGACGGTCGTGTCGGGAATGTTGGCGCGCGGGATCCATCGCGAGCGCGTTGCAGCCCTGACCGGGGCTCCCCTTCAGATCGTGCGGATCATCGAGGCGACTCTACGGGTCTGATCTCAACATTGGTGGTGTGGTTTGGACATGGAAAAGCCCGGCTTGTGACCGGGCTTCTTTGTGTTAGTGCGGTTAGTTCAGCGCGAGTATTGCTCCATTGCGCGGAGCATGGCGTCACTGTCGTGCCATCCCGAGGCCCAACTCCACGCAAAGGGACCTTTCAAATAAGGATTTTCAGACAGTTGTAGTCCATTGTTGCGGGCTTCACGTCCTTCTTTATATGCCATCGTGCGGGTTCCTTCGAGTGTTAGTGGTTTCAGCGGGCTCCAGCGGTCTTCCAGGGAGACACGGCGATCGCTGCGAGGACTGCGAATACGGCGTAGATTGCGGCAGCGGCGCCATCGGGGATGCTGGTTGGGTATGGGACGATCTTATCAAAGGCCAGCATGATGAGGAGCCATGCGAGGGGGCGCCACCAATGGGGGCCGAGAATACAGAAGAACAGGCCGACTGCCAGGAGGACACAAAATGTCATGAAGCGGGTTCCTTTGGGTTCAGCCCCTTGCCGGGCATACCCTATTATATAGACCCCATGCGCCATGACCGTCAAAGGTTTTTTATGCTAGATCACCATAATAATGTTTGACGGCCGATCAGGTGATATGCCATAACAGGTCACCGGAAAGGCCGGACGCCTGGCAAGGGGCGCATCAGATCAAAGGACAACCCGCACAATGGCAACCTACCAGATTGAAGTTGAGTGTACGGCCGTCGCTCAACTGACCGGCCGCTTAGGAATTGCACTGGTCAACTTTCGCGGCCACGATTATCGCGTAGATCTTGGCGGGAGAGAGATCATCACCCGCGACGGATATCCTTGCGGCATTGATGCCCTACCCGGACCAGTCTGGGCGTTTGCGACCAAACAATACGCCGATCTATTGGTTGCTCACCGGAACCGACAACAACGCGAAAATTATTTAAAGGATCTCGTACAATGGCACATGAACTCAGCATGATAAACGGATCGGCGCAGATGGCCTACGTTGGCAAGACGCCATGGCATGGGCTGGGCCAGTCCCTGGCCGCGGATGCCACTATCCCTGAATGGTTGGCGGCGTCTGGAATGGACACCGAGTTCAATTCATCGGCCTCTAAACCCAGGAGGTACCACGCCATGAAACGTCTTTTTCTCGCATCCGCGTTGCTTGTCACTCCGATCGCGGCCCACGCGACGGAATGGCAAACCGGGAACACTTTGATGCGAAACTGTCAATCGTCCCAACCCGCTCCCTACGGGGTTTGCCTCGGGTACATCGAAGGGATTGCCGGGGTGTTGGGTCTCAACCCCGTTAATGAGTTTCAGGCATGCATCCCAACTGGCGTGGAAGCGGGACAACTCCAGGAGGTCGTGGTCCGGTTCATCGCAAGGGATCCGACAACCCGGCACATGGCCGCAACCGGCATTGTCGCCGCCGCGTTCGCCGCCGCATGGCCTTGTCCGAAATCGAACACCTGATGACCCGCGCCGAATTCAGCACGGGGTTGAAGGCAGTGGGCATGTCGCGGGCAGACTTCGCGCGGCATGTCGGAATTCATCCAGCGACCGTTTATCATTGGGGCGGCCCCGGCAAACCTTTCCCCCAATGGGCAACCATGCTTCTCGCGGCATGGCTGGACAATATGCGATTATCACATAAATATCGGGACGCCGCCGCCATGATTGCATGGATTGACGGGTACCAGTCAGCCATGAATGGAGCGATCACGCCATGAGCGTTAAATTAAATGGTCACGAGTACCGCGTGGTCAGGCTCGGGAATGCCCGCGTTGTCATCTCCCGTGTTTCCCCTCGTCAATGGCGTCTCGCCCCTGCCGACGTGTCGCGCGCCATCATGGCAGGCTTCCAACTGAGGATCGTAGCATGAACAATTCAGCCGCCCGCCGCACTCCGGCCGGTAACCATGGCCACGTGATCGCGCTGACCACGCTGCACCCGACGCCAGATGATCTGAGGCTTCGGGCCGTGTTTTGGCGCAAATATCTGGGGGAGGAGTCGCCCAACCTATCGACCGAGCAATGCCGGGCCGTGTACACAAATTGTGTTGAGATGCTTGCTCTCGCAGATAGGATGGAGCGGCCGGCCCCGCCCGTTCAACTCGTCGCCCGTCGCGAAGATGCCCTCGCCCCGGTGCGCGCCGCGCGCAAGCCCATGAAGCCTGCCGCGATCGGCGCGGAACGATTCTGGACTCTGCACTCTGACGCAGTACGCGCCATGGTCGCCCGGCATGGCCTGAGCTGGAAAAATGACCGTCCCGATGAAACAGTCGAGATCACGTTGCCATCTCGCCTGTGCTCCTACCTTGGCCCGCTGGGCGGCCGGATCCGCTGGCGCCGCGATCATCGGGTCCCGGGGCCAGAATATTGGCCAGGTGGCGCGCTTCCTGAGGGCGTGGAAGCGCTGCCATCGGCGCCGCGGTATGATGGACCCATGGGCGATCTGCACCCGTCCATCGTCCGCGTCAGGCTTGCGCAGCAGGAGCAGATCGTGATCGATCGCCAGATGCGGCAAGATGTAAGACTACGCGAAGCGGATGAACGTGAACTGGTCCGCGCGTTCTGCCCGTTCTATCCGAGAATAGAAATCTGACCTCAGAATTGATCGTCCAGCGCGCCGACGATACGGTTCGGCGGCTGGAATGCCGGGCGGGGCGGGGGCGGCGGCATCCTCACATTGGCCTTTGGAGTTGGCGTAAGTGCCCCGAGCAAGCGGCGGACATCTTCAGCCACCCCCATCGCTTCGGCGAGCTTGCCTATTGCCCACCGCGCGCCAGACCGTTCGTCAGGATTCATGTCGGCATCGCGGTGTACCACCAGATACTGCTCCGCGATCTTTTTGGCGATATCATCCATCAGCATAACGCGAACCTCCTCTGTCCCGTTTCCGGCCGGCGGATGGAATCCTGAGGCCAGTAATTTCCCGGCCACGTCATCACCTGCCTCGCCGGCGGCAGCCTCCTCAATCAACTGCGCGGCCTCGTCGGCATCGTCATTCGGAACCGGGACCGACGCGACAGCTTCAGCAACGATCCTGAGATATTGAAGCCAACGCTCGTCGATCGAACCTTTCAGAGCGCGAAACTTCTGGAGGTGCGGCGGGCCCCAGCCCACGCGTTTTGATACCTCCATCCAGCTCCACCCGATCACGTTCTTCAGCGTCTCAACCTCTTTTACGCGTTCCACACTGATATGGTCCATATTCAGGTTCTCCATTTTCATAACCGTTGACACAATGGCAATCATTTCGCCATAAGGCAGACGCGGGATGTGCCCGACTCTTGCCAGACGGTCACAGTGAGCGTTCAGGGGATTACCTTGAACGCTCATTCCTTTTTTTTGGCTGATTATCCTCTTAAGCCGTAAAACCCCGCCGTTCAGGGCGGGGATATAAGGCCCCTTGCTTCTTAGACTTCGGAGGTATATATCTAACTGATGCTCAGCGCAACCCGAATCCGCCTCTATCCTACCGATGAACAGGCCCATTCTTTGGCCGTTCAGTTCGGTTGTGCGCGGTGGGCGTGGAACAACGCACTCGCCCTGACGGGTGATCTCTATCGTACCACGGGCAAGGGGCTGAACTATCACTCGATGGCGATCCGGCTTCCGAAGCTGAAACAGGAGTTCGAGTGGCTTGGTGACGCGGACAGCCAGGCGTTGCAGGCGTCTTTGCAAAACCTGTCGCGGGCGTTCGAGAATTTCTTTGCCAGGCGCGGCAGATACCCCCGCTTCAAGTCCAAACATGGGCGCCAGTCGATCCAATATCCGCAACGAGTGAAAATCGAAGGTGCCAGCATCTATCTGCCGAAGGTTGGCTGGGTGAAGTGCGTCGTGCATCGCGAGATCGTTGGCAAATTCAAAACCGTGACGGTCAGCCGCAATGCGTGCGGGCAATTCCATGCCGCTATCCTGACCGACAATGGTGAGCCGTTGCCCGCCGTTTCGACGGACGGAAAGGCCATCGGCATCGATGTTGGGCTGACGCACCTCGCCATCACCAGCGACGGATCGAAGTTCGAGAACCCCCGCCACTTGCGCAAGGCGGAGAAAAACCTGAAGCGCAAACAGCGGACGCTCTCCCGCAAGAAGAAAGGATCGAACCGCCGGAACAAAGCCCGGCAACTGGTAGCGCGAACGCATGAGCGTGTTGCGTGCGCCAGACGCGACCATCTTCACAAACTCAGTCATCGGCTCGTAAGCGAAAATCAAGTCATCGTGGTCGAGGATCTGAATGTGAAGGGGATCATGGCGAACCACTGTCTCGCGAAAGCCACGGCTGACGCGGGATGGGGCATGCTGATGGGCTTCATCGAATACAAGGCCGCACGCGCCGGTAAGGCGTTCATCAAATGCAGCCGCTGGTATCCGAGTTCCAAGGCGTGCTCCGAATGCGGTTCGATCTGCGACAAGATGCCGCTCGATGTTCGGACATGGACGTGCGCTCATTGTGATGCGCACCACGACCGAGACATCAACGCGGCGAAGAACATCCGCGCCGAAGGTCTGCGGATATTGGCGGCAGGAACTGCCGTTGCTGCTAGTGGAGGGAACGTTAGTCCTAAACCGAGGCGGAATCCTCGGTCCAAGGCAGTTCCCGTTGAAGCTGGAAGCTCCGTCCTTTAGGGGGGAGTAGTTCACCCGCCGAGCGTAAAGAAGGCCAGCGCTCCAATGACCGTAAACCATATCGCCAGCACGATTATGAGCCGATTACGTATCCTGCGCCTCTGGCGGTACATCTCGAAATCGTGCCGCGCGCGCTCGACCGCGTCATGGTACGAGTCCAGGCGACCCGGCGGCGGTGGAGCTTTCACGCCAGATACGCGAATATACAGCCGAGGAGCCCACCAAAGAAAAGCGCTCCGGCCGAACTGACGACCCCACAGATAAACCCTCGCCGCCAATGGTACCGGGACGTGCGGGCCTGGTTGATCATCTTGTCAGCCAATCTCGTTGATGGAACCTCGGTGGATTGTGTCGCCGCCTGCCAGGCAACGTCCACAAGCCGGCGCAGCATGTCTCGACTGTTTTGCATCATGCCACATCCTCAATCTGTTGCATCAGGTCCGCGATGGCATCTTCCTCGGTCTTGCCGTATCCAACTGGACAGCGGGAGTCAGGCGCTCCATCGTAGGTATCGTCATCGATGGCGGACCAATCGAAGCGGCGGGAAGGTACGGGCTTGAGCCAGAAGTTTGTTACGACTTTCATTACGTGATTTCCTTCAGTGCTGATTGAGCAAACAGACCGATGCCGCGGCGCGCCAGCTCGACCGCGTCATGGTACGAGTCCAGGCGACCGGGCGGCGGTGGAGCTTTCACGCCAGATACGCGAATATACAGCCGAGGAGCCCACCAAAGAAAAGCGCTCCGGCCGAACTGACGACCCCACAGATAAACCCTCGCCGCCAATGGTACCGGGACGTGCGGTCTTCCCACGCCGTGCGGCGGTCGTGGTACGGCATTCCCATGGGAAACAGGTTTATCGGGGTACGCATGGCGTTATTCCTCCTGTCTGATTTCCAGCGCGGCTGTGGCGAGCTTGTAGAGGCTTCGACGGAGCCGCTTTCTGCGCCGATAGCGGTTCTGTATTTCGCGATTCACTGCGGGATGCGCGCACTTCCAAAGCCTGACCTGGCAAGATTTGGAGCAGGAAACGGTTGGGTCCAGCCCTTTTCGGTGATCGACCGGTCCACCGCAGAAAGCGCAGATCCCATGTCCGACAACTGGCGCGACCATTACCAATCAAGCCCGCATTCGACGAGAGCCTTTCGGGCGGTCTGACGGCTATCCTCCCCCGAGAGGGGACGACCGTTGTCTCTCCGGCCACGCGCTATTGCCTTTAGAGCCTCCACGAGAAGCAGAACGGAAAGCTCCATCTCTTTTGGCACCATAATGAACCCTTCTTGCCCAGGGCTATTCATCGCCACTTTTCCCCATCCGAAATCCTCCGGGCGCGACCGGGAACGTCCCGGCCGGAACTTTATGTAGGATATTGTCGGGCGGCCGCTCAGGTAACGCTAATTTTCCGATAACCAACACAGAGGGCCCGACCTCGCGCACGTGGTTCCGCGTCGCCACGGTGCGGCACTCCTCTTGCGACGGGAGACGGTTCAAGAGCGGCCTCAGGACGCGTTGAATGTGGGGAGTGCTTTCCTTCGTAGGCCAGAGGCTGTCGAGGACCGCGAGTGCTTCGGTCGACCATTCGGTAGGGTCTGTCATGGCTTACGATCCATTCCTTTTGGGAGGCTGCTCATAAACGATCCTGATGGACGACGGACGCATAACCTCCGTGTCAAAACTCGCCAGCACTGCCTCGGTGAGCCGCGCGTTCGCCATCCTCCACAGATATTTGCGGACGTGGACCATCACGGCCCGTTTTCCGTCTTCGTCGACGACGACCTCGTAGGTTTTCCCTTCCAGGGTGACGGATTGGGCCATGGTGTTCTCTCCGCGCCGGACCATTCCGGGCAGAGGCATGTGGCATGGGATGGAAGGCAGCGTCAAGCCTTTATATTCGCGATAATGGAGATAATTGTTTATTGACAGCGAATCTATGTTCCGCCACATTGCGCCAATGATTACGAACGGGACTTTCATGAACCTTCAGTCGATGATCCGAGAACGCGGGTTGAAACAGAATTGGGTGGCCAAACAGATCGGCATGACCAAATCGCATTTCTCGGAAATGATCCGAGGGAAAAAGCGCGTTCCGGTCAAAATAATCGAACCGCTGGCCAGACTTTTACAGGTCGATGTGGCAGCGATTATATCAGCCGCGACGGAACATGGAGAGTAACGAGATGATCCAAAGACAGCACAATGACTGGCCTCCCGACGATATCGCACAACTACGCACGCTTTGGGACGAGGGGCTTTCGACATCCGCTATCGGCCTGCGTATGGGCCGCACCAAGAATGCCTGCATTGGACGCGCGCACCGCCTTGGCCTTCCCGCACGCGCCTCGCCGATCAAACGCGACAACGGCGAATGGCACACCCCATCCGCAGAAGACATCGAGCAACGGGCGGCCCGGGAGAGAGAACGTCAGGCCCGATACCGTCTAACTCTCGGAATGAAGGTTCCTGGCTTGCCACCACTGCGCTCAGAGGCGCCAGCGGACCCCGTCACGACGCTCCCTGAGGCCACCCCAGACGCCGTCGTGATCAAGCCTGTGGTCACAATGCCCCCAGTCGCCAGACCGGCCCCCACGCCGCCCCCGGCGGCTCTGTCCACGATGCGCTACGGTCGCGTTGCCAAATGTTTATGGCCGATCGGCGAACCCGGGACGCCAGACTACCACTCATGCGACGATCTATCGGCTCCCGGGAGCAGTTACTGCCCCACGCATCACGCCAGGGCGTACGTCAGAGTGCGCGACAGGCGCGAGGATTATGCCGATGCCAGACTTGCTGCTCACATGGCAAAATAGTGAACGCCCAACAACCAAAGGAAGACCGCAGATGAACATGTCGAAATACCCCACACTGATCCGGGATATCCCCACGGAAAAGCCGATGGAGCCACGCACCGCGGCCCAGGACATGGCCGCCGGCGAGACGTTCTACGGCGACGAATGGGTGAGCCCGGAGAAACTACGCGCGATCCGCAAGGCGCAGGAGGACGCCGCACCGGAGATGTTTGCTGCTCTCATAGCCATCGAAGACGCAGAGACATTCAACGCAAATTGCGAGGAATGCGAGGGCCATGGAATTCCAGAATTATGCCCTGCCTGTTTCCTATTGTTTGACGACGCGCGGTTGAAACGACGCGCGGCCCTCGCCAAAGCGATAGCAGAACGCGAGACGCAGGAGGACACCGCGACAATATCGGCATTGCGCGCGATTAACGCCGATCTACTGGCGTTTGCCAAAAATGTCGCGAGCCACTTCGCTCATACTCGTTTGCCGCTTGGTGTCGCCGCGCGTGCAGTCATCGCCAAAGCGACAGCAGAACGCGAAATCGACCGGAGCAGCAGAGTAACCGGCGCGGCCGGCGGAGGATCCCCATGAACCAATACACGCGCGACCATGAATGGATGTTGGAAAGCGCCAAACGAGAAGTCGAACGCCAGGCGATGGCCGAGCGGGACCTGCGAGGGCGGATAATGGGACTTCCTGAGCCGGACAGATCGCGGCAAATAAGGCGCATGTGTGAATGGCTGGAAGTACCATCCGGCGGCTGGGAGAAAGGCGAAATAGCCGCGATCCTGGCGCCCCTTGGCCTCACGATCTGGAGCCTACCGCGGGACAAAGCTCTGGCCATGCTGGATAGCTTGTCATGACCCGGAATGAAGTTGCATGGGTGGCGAGCGACCGGCGTCCCCCGGGCATCCTGGGGGGCCACGCGGAGCGCCAGGGCGAATGTCCCAACGTTCAGGTGATCGCGTCGTTCGGGGCACGCGTCAATGTCGCGTATTGCCTTGATTTCCAGCTCGGCCAGATGATCTGGGCCGGCTACCGGTACGTCGGGGAGCCTCTGGCTCTGATAAAGCCGATGGATATCAGCGAGGTGCCCGGGAACGTGGCCGATCTCGCCACGACCATGGCCCTCGTGGTGCTCGGCCGGACGCCATGGCTGCCGATTTTGCCGATTTGAACGATCATCCCTGCCATGGGCTCGGAATGGCCGCCGAGAGTTGTTTTGAAGACATCGCGGTCGGCATCATGCCGGGACCAGACCAAAATCGCTCCGGTATCAGGCTACTGCTCGGGGCTGGCCTGATTATGCTGACCGGAACAAAAGTCCTCGACGTGGGAGCCGGCCCTGACCTTCGAGTGTCTGTATATGGCCTCACGATGGAGGGGTTTTCCCGATGGCAGAAATGGACGACGTAGACTGGCTTGCGGCGGCCATCATCCGCGCCGTTTTGATCGACGAGGGGTGCGGACGTTGGGGCCACTACGGCGAAACCGCGGCGCGTGTGGTCCGAGCACTTCAGGAGTCCGGCACGGTCCGAATCGTCACAGTCCCTTTGCCGGTCGCGCCCACCGACGCCGGCTGAGCGTATCTCCTCTTCCAGCACACCCCACAGATCCCACGATCCGCGACCGGCCGGGCCACCATTATTGAGCCCAGCCGTTTGTCCGGGATGCCGAGAAAGTTCCGCGCGACCGCATAGACCGCATCCTGGCCCGGGACAACCGCGAACACCTGTGCCCCGGATCCGCAGTCGCAACGCAGCAGATCCACGCGCATAGGCTGCCATTCGGAGGGCGACGACAGGAGGACGCTCATAATCGCACACTCGCTTTCTCTCGGACGCGTCGATCGAAGTATGTCAACACTGGCTTGTTCGGCTTCGTGCTCGTCCGGATCGCCTCGATAACCTCATCCGGCTCCAGGCGATCACGTAGCCAATGGGCTACCGGTGACAGGTCGCCGCGCCAGCTTGCGGGGAACCCTGCCGCCTCACAGCAGTCTCGCGCCGTCCACGCTGCCGCGATGCCACCCAGAGTCAGCACTTCGGTTTCATCCTGTAGCTTGCCTGTTTTTGCGTCTGGCAGTGAGGCGGCCCATGCCTCGGCTCCCCACGCATCGTTTCCGTCGAACGCAATCTCTTCCTGAGACTTATTGGGCTTCCCGGTCGCTGTCCCGAACCGCGTACAATTACGGCACCAGGTCCTCCAGGCAGCAGGCCAGGACGCCATGAGCGTCCCGTTCGCAAGATGGTAATCGACGAAAGCGCTGACCTGAGACTCTGGAATGCCAAGGTTATCGGCATACTCCCGATCTGCTGGCCCAGGGGTCCAGTCTACCGCGATATGGGTTCTCTTCGCAGCCGCTTTTGGTATTCTATCTTGCTGCTTAGGTTCTATCTTAGGTTCTATCTTTGGTTCGGATGCCACGCTGGCACCTCTAAATGGACCAGTTGGCACCCCTAAATGGACCAGTTGGCACCCCTGTTCTAATGCAGGAGGGGTGACAGACGCGACAATATCCAGGCTCATATTTAATCGCCAGACTGCGGATCTGCTGTGTGTCGCCGGGTTCTGAAGAGATATCACATCCCGATTTTCAAGGACCCTCAGTGAACGCTGTACGCTACGAACGCTCATTTCAGCATGTTCGGCGATCGTCATTACCGCCGGATATGCCCCTCTTCCATCTTCGTGGGCATGTTCTGCGAGGACCATCAGCGTCCGATATTCAACGGAAGATAGTTGGACCCTGAGTTTATGGGTCCAAATCATTGCTTTCCAACTCATGACCAATCCACTCCATCATCGAGGGAGGTTCTCAGTGTTGGAGCGGGTTGGTCATGGATCACCCGGTAACGAGAGCGTGTTCTGCCGGAGCCGGATATTCGTTCCAGGTAGCCTTTCTCGATTGAAGGCCACAGGAGTTGCCGAACACGTTCAGCTCCTCCTGGCCCAGGCATGAACCCGAGATCCGTAGCTAACGTTGCGTGACTTGGGAACGCCCAGCCGAGCTTATTATGCCGATGCATGGCAACGGCGGCAAAGGCTCGGAACTCCGCGTGGGACAGAGATAAATCCTTGATTACCCGGACCGGAATCATGGCAAAAGCCTGAACCTCGTTGCTCATTTTTCAACTCCATCATTGACGGAGTCCGCGCGGGGGCCTACATGAGCAGTTGCTAGCCGCCTTGTGGCCCGCGCCACGGACTCCATGTTAATTCAGCGCCAGCCCGCCAAGGCTGGCGTTTCCATTTCTACTCTTCCCACTGCGGGTCGTCCACATCGAGTTCAGTAGACCACTCGGAAAACGATGTGGTACTGCCATGGAATCGCATCCGATAGACCCCCGGGCGCCCGCTTCGCTGCTTGACCACCACAATCTCAGCGAGGTCACGTGCCCCCTCAAGCGCGTTGTGCCAGCGCGTGAATGTGCCATTGGGGCCACGGAACTCATCGTCTGTTTCCTTGGCCTTCATCACCGGAGGCTTTGTGTCCATGAACATGATCGGTCGGTGGGGGAACATCACGATGTCCGCCGCGCTCTCTCCGCCATACTTTACGTCAAATAGCGTCGGGCGCCGTACTTCGACGCCCTTCGGCGGCCTGCTCATATGCGCCAACAGGATAATCGGGATATCCATGGCACGGGCAAGCGTCTTGAACGCGCCGGCGAGTTGGTTAACGCTCGGATTTTCTCCCTGACGCCCCTTATCGCCATCCGCGCCGTCAACGTGCAGATGATCGACTATCACCAGCGACTCCGGACGATTCGACAGATGTAATCGGATCTTGCGCGGGATCATGCGCAGAGGCGTCTCGGTGCAATCCCATATTCGTAGCGGCACATGGCGCAGCGCGGTCTCGGCTCGCATCAGGTTCTCTACAGTGGCGTCGTCGAGGCGGCCATCCTGGAGGTGATCCAGTGCGATTTCAGCCTCATGGGCCAAGATTCGTTCGCCAAGTTCTTCGCCTGACATTTCCAGGCTAAAGATCGCTACGCCCGGCTGGTTAAACGATGGCCGGTCCGCATAAAGCCTCTTCGCGATTGACTTCCCGATCTGGGTTGCGAGCGCCGTCTTGCCGGAGCCTGGAGGCCCCGCCAGCAGCGTTAGCGTTCCGGGTAGTAATCGTATGGCCTGGTCGATGGTGGGCATCCCTGTCATCACCCGGCGGGAGGGAACGCCCTGATAGACAGCCTCGGCCTGGGCAATGGCTCCGCTCACCAGACTCCCCGCGCTGGACATACGGTCCCCGCGCTGACCTACCTGCCGCAGGGAGGCGATCGATTGCTCGGCCGCCTGGATTTGTCCATCAGCATCCAGACCAGGATCGGCGCCGAACGCATTGTTGACGACGGCCTCGCCAATCTCGACAAGGCGACGGCGTTGCCACGCGTCCAGGATCGCGCGTCCGTATTCGCTGACGACAATAATGCCTGGATTACTGATGAGAAGATCAGCAAGATAGGTGTCAACTGATATCAACATACCAGGAAATGGATCGACCTCAAAATCCAGCTTCATCGCGACGGCGTTCGCTATTCGGCCGCCCAGAATGCGCTCAGCTATACGTCCGTAAATTTGACCGTGAAGCGGATCAGCGAAGTGCCTCGGTTCAAGGAAGTCCGCGACTTTAGCATAGGCCGCATTGCTGGCGAGAAGAGCCCCAAGAAGTCCTTGCTCGGCCTGGATATTTTGGGGTGGGTGTCGTAGACTAAGGCCGGGGAATATGTCGCGTGGGGCTCTAAATGCCTCCTGTGATAGCGATCTCGGCTCAGCCATTAGAGTTCTCCTCCGGTACCATTTTACTATTTGCGGGTCCGCAGCAATATCCTATCTGCTGAACAGCATTCTCCGTGGAGCGTATCGTCTCCGCTTTCAACCCATCTGAGAAGATTTCTTCAGACAGAAAGTCCCGATAGGCGCCGAGAAACCGGCGTCTGTCCTGATCAAATATGTCGATAGGTGGCCTATGGCCAGAGGGAGAAGCCGTCTCCCAATCGATCCACGCCATCGTCTGGTCGATAAGGCGTAGGGCCATGTCAATGACCTCTTGCGCTTCCTCAATCAGCGCCGCCCGGTGCTCAGTGTTTCCCTGTAGGCATTTGATAAGATTTTTCAGGAAGCCACTGTTCCCAGAATCCAACCGGACGAGCGCAAGATTTTCAGGGGTTAGGTCGTCTTGCCGCAGCCTGCGGCCACTGGTGAGTTCGTAGTATAAGATATCATTCATCACTCTATTCCTCCTGTTCCACACAAAAAAAACATATGATGGTTCGGAGGCAGCTATTGCGATTTTTACCGAAACAGATATATTCGGGTCGGCGTAAATCGCCTGGCTGTCCTCCCAGCCATCTACCGGGATCGGGGTTTGCCGCCCCTTTCGCGATCTATTCAGGTTAGTCCTGGCCAACCCCGCCCGTCAAGGCGGGGTTTTGGTTTTACTATCTGCCGAGCGCGGCCCATCTCCCGAGCAGCGCACTTTCGGCCCGCCCATCGTCTTTCACCCTCGCGAACAGAGCAAACGCGCCGGGCCACGTTCGCTGTGCCATCAACCGCGCACCGCCTTTGTCCTTCGGCACGCTTGCGCGACGCTTCCAGACATGCGGCATAACTTCGCTGTAGGGGAGACCCAGGGCCGCGGCGATCCCTTCCAGGATGCCGGCGCCGCGGGCTGCGCTGTTCGACGATGTCGCGCCCATGGTCACCGGCAATCCATCTGGGCCGCGTCGAGGCATCGCTATCACCGCCTCGACAATCATCCCAGTCACCGGCCGCTTGCCCATGAGTGCGACGAGCCCGGCTGCGTCGATCTTGCGCCGCTTCTTGCCATTGGTGACAACTTCGATCACCGGCATGTCCACGACTTCGATCAGATGCCCGGCTCCGGTCACCCAACTGAGTGCGCCGGACAGGCCAGGATCAACGCTGAGCCAGATATCCCCGTCGCTCATAGCGATGGCTCCCTCCATCAGTGAATGACTTCGCCGGTCTCGGCTAAGATCGTCGTGCCGCGATCGCGGACCTCCTGATCCAGTCCTTCCTGCCATGCCGCGTATTCCAAGGAGCCAGGATTGAACGGATTATCCTCGCGTGTCCCACCCAGGCGACTCGAATTGAAGCCGTCGCTTTTTGCCCGTGCGGCGGACAGCTTTTCATCGACTGCGCCAGAGAACCCGTTCACCGTCTCCTCAACGAGATCGGCAAATGTACCCTGTCCGTCCGGGTCGAACGACACGCGGACACTTATTGCCTTGTGGTAACGGACGGCGGCTTCGAGATTGGCTATCGCCTCGGCCTTGGAAAGTTTCGTGCTGGCGAGCGCGGCCTTCAGCGCTTTCCAGTCGCCCGCGCCGCCCTCTACGTCCTTTTTGAGCGTGGACATTTTTTGGCGAACGCGTGCCATCGCGGTCTCGATCTCGGTGGCCTCAGCGAGCCATCCCTTTATGTCGTCGTCGCTCGGTCCATTAGTTTCTGGCGCGGAAGCCAAAGGACCCGCGTACACACTTTGGTTTTTCGATCCCGGAGGGCGCCCGCGCGGCTTTGCCGGGGAGGTCTGATCCGCTGCTTTCTTCGGTGCTGATTTCGCCATCTTTGGATTCCTGTGAGAGTGAGAGTGCATTCTGATATTCCGGACTCGTCGAAGCGTAGATCTGAAGCGCGCGCGCCAGAACTGTCGGCAACGTGCGATCTTCAGCGTGAGCGACCGCGTGTAGCAAGCCTCCCAGGCTGTCAGGAAACCAAAAGGCAGTTCCCTTGCGTTTAGGTTTGTCGGCCATAGGGATATAATCTAGTGTCATGCCGCCATTGTCAATTGGTGACGGTGCTTGACACCGGAAGCGATAGCGGGGATATTCGGCCCATGAGCAAACCCCCTCCCCGCAACGCCTCCCGCCCCGAGCCTGGCCTGTATACCGTGCGGCTCCGGTCGCGCGGATGGCCAGTCCCGGCGTGCGTTCACGTTTTGGACGGCTGCTACGTGTTCGAAGTCGACGGTACAGCGTATCCGTTGATGACGCCGGACGATCTGGACGAACGTGTCGCGGGGTGGCTGACCGGCGACAGATACGATCCGATCACACAACTGCTGATCCACGGCCAGCCATGCACCGAGGCCGTCTACGCGCATCGAAACGCAATCCGCGATTGGGCCCAGATCCATTCGCCGGGCCACCCGTCAGTAAACCCGACACAGCCGATCAACACGCGATTGTTGCGGAGCGAAGATTTTTGATGATTGAAGAATGGCGCTATGTTCCTGGCCCTGGACACAACCATCCGCCGGAGGAAATTGTAGGCCCAACGATTGTCCTGGCTCCTGATGGATGGGATAATCACATGCGCCGCGTGCTGGCGCCATCAGCAGAACGTGTGGTCGCGATGACGGCGCAGCTCGACAGCATCCTCGCGCAATACCCCTTAACAAAGCCGGCGACCGTTGGGGGGAAGCCGGAGGGCGTGGAATTGTGGGATGACGAATTGCTCGGCCGGCTCGCCGACATCCGGGCTGATTTCAGGTCGGTTCACAAAACGATCCTGTCGTTGCACGTGCTCGAAAAGGAACCCGTTTTGCGCGCGTCAAAGGCGATCGATGGGGCAAAAAACGCGCTAATTGACCAGATCGTCGTCACCGATGCCAAAGGAAAGGTCCAGCGTGGAGCATCCGCCCCGCTCAACCGCATTATCGAATGGGGCACTTGGTACACAGATTGGTCCAACGCCGAAAAACTACAGAACGAGAAGGCGGAGGCCGAGCGCAAGCGCGCAGCCGCTGAGATTGCCGCAGCCGAGGCACTGGCATCCGACGATCCGGAAGCCCTCGACAAAGCCGCCACAGCCTATCAGGAGGCCGAGCAGGCCGACGCGGCGGTAAACGCACCGGCAGCCGATCGGACCCGTGTGCATGGCGTCTACGGCGGCGTGATGAGTAGCCGCACGACGTGGCAATTCATTGAACATGAATCGGAGCTGGCCGATCTGGTAGCAGCCGCGGCAAAAGACCCGAGATTGCTGGTTTACCTGCAATTCAATGCGTCGCGCATCGGATACGCCGTGAGATCGGAAAAAGTGCGCAGTGTTCCCGGCGTGGTGATTAAGGAAGTTCACAGCGTCTAAACCCAGGAGTGTGTAATGAAAATGCTGGTGATTACCGTCGGTTACAATCAGTGGGCGCTCTCAGACGAGGACGCATATCAGATGGTTGGAATTGCTCGCCGGAGCCGCCGGGTTGAATACGCCGGCGATCTGAAAAGGAGGTTTGTCGAATCGAAGCATGACATTCCGTTCTTAGAGGGACTTAAGCTGGAAGAAATTGAGGAGGAGGATCCCGAGCTTATGTTCGGTGAGGCCGAGCCGGACAATGCGACCGCCCGCGCCTGCGAGATGGGCGTTCCCCGCATGTGCGGGGATGAACCGTTCGGAGAGGCCGAACCGGAACAGCCGGAAGTGCGTTCCCCGCACACGCGGGGATGAACCGCAGCTCCCCATCGAGCCCGGCCTGCCATGCCGGCGTTCCCCGCACACGCGGGGATGAACCGCTTCTTGATCGGAACGGAGATCCGGGTTCCGAGCGTTCCCCGCACACGCGGGGATGAACCGAACCAAACCGCTATTACCGTGGAGACCCCTATGAGTGACGTCGAACGCCCCGAAGCCCCGCGCTTGAGAGCCTTCCAGGACGGGAAAAACCCGTTTGGCAATGGGAAGGAACTTGCCACCGTAAGCAGCTGGCAAGGGCTGATATCCGTGGAGCAGCAGAGGGCCATCGCCGAGGTCCAGGCCCGCATGATCATGGCCCGGCAGATGCCACGCGATCCTGGCCGGGCAGTGGATCAGATCATCCGGGATTGTGCGCGGGAGAGCTTGGCCGCCAAAGCGCTCTACAGCTACGCGCGCGGAGGCCAGGATATCACCGGGCCGTCAATTCGCCTGGCCGAGGCGGTCGCGCAACGATGGGGGAATCTAGCCTCAGGGATTAAGGAACTGAGCAGGGGACCTAGCTACTCAGAATGCGTCGCCTATGCCTGGGATCTGGAGTCCGGGTATTACGACGAACGGCAGTTCCAGGTTCGCCACTGGCGCGACACAAAACAGGGAGGTCATCCCCTCAAAGAAGAACGCGACATCTACGAAATAATTTTCAATCTTGGCCAGCGTCGCAAGCGCGCCGTCCTTCTGGCCGTGATCCCTGGCGACGTTATCGAGATGGCTATCCAGGAATGCGAGCGCACGATTCATGCCAACGCAGACACCTCGCCGGACGCGGTACTGAAAATGGTCGAGGCATTCGATCGGATGGGCGTGACGCGCCAAATGTTGGAGAAGCGTATTCAACGCCGCATGGAGGCGATCCGGCCGGCTCACATTGTGCAATTGAGCAAGATTTATGCGTCTCTGACGGATGAGATGAGCGCGGCCTCTGATTGGTTTGAACCGGAGACTGGCGCCAGCGCGACATGGAATGCCGTCGAGACGCAACACGCCGCGGCAACGGCGTCAGCAGTGCAGCCGCGACAGACGACGCGGAAAGCTGCCGCAAAGGAAGCGCCGGCATCGCCCGTAGCGCCGAGCGCAGCCGACGTCCAGAAGGCACAAGACCGCGACCGCGCGACAGCCCAGCGATCGAAAGATGCACCTGACCACCTGGACGAAATTCCGACCGATCGTTGGGAGGGAGAGGCCGCCGGCAGGCCGCTAATAGACTCCACACTGGCAACCGCGCCTGTGTCGCGCGCCGAGGCTGAGCGTGAACCTGCGGTCGCCGCCCCGGCGTTCGAGGCGATGCTTCTTGATCGGAACGGCGATCCGATGAGCCCCATTGTCTACTCAGATCCGCTTGTGTTCGTGAGAGTCTTCACCGAGGCAGTAATGGTTGATTTAGACGATTGGGATGCGCTCTGGGAGCAGAACGCGGATGGCATTCAGGACGCAAAAGGAGCGAGCATAGAGGCTTCCCATCTACTGGATGGTCTGATGTCAGTCGGTCCCGAGCACAAGCATGTGGAAGAGGCCGGCATACTGGCCTATGACCCTCCCCGCGCGATCGTGGTTGAGGTTAAGATGGACCGCGGCAAACAGATGAACGCGTTGCATCTGAAAGAATTCAAGGTCGAGGTCGATGCGCTGACTCTGCTCACCTATCAGGACTTTGTCGCACTGAATATGGCCGAGCTGCGAAAAATTCCGGCGTCATTCCGCGCGCTCTGCATCAAGGCGGTTCGGGAGCAGTGCAAGACGCTCGGGGTTGATGCGCCAGCAGAATTACTTGGGTTGATTGCCCCCGCATCACAGGATCCTGTGTCTCCCGCACCGACCGCCGCGGCAAGCCCGAGCGATGCCGATGATATCCGGTCGCAACAAAACCTGATCGCTGACATGCTGTCCTGCACATCGGAAGATCAGCTTGTTGAATTCCAGAATGGCATGGCCGTGAAGGGGTTTGCCTCGCGGATGACCAGGTCGAACAAGGCCGCGATGATCGAGCCTCTGCGCGACGCGTTCATGGCACAGCGGGAAAAACTGAGGGCGCACAAAGCGGCCACAGAACATCGCGAAGATGATGCCAAAATTCAGCAAGGCGATGCCTGATGCCCAGATATGAATTCAAGGGTGATTATGACCTGAAAAGGTTTTCTGCTGATTTGGAGGGCAGGGCAACGATACTTCGGCGTGAGGCAAATCTGTTCATTGCTCGCGCTGAGATGTTAGAGGAAATGGCGTCACTGCTCCGAATAAGTTTGGTCGAAGTAAAGAACCAGACCGATGGCTGACCGTCACCCGATCGGACCGAAAACCGTCACCGTCAACGGAGGCCGCTGGACCGCGAAGTCGAACTGGCGTGGCCTTTATTTAGACCGAGCGGAGTTGCTGCATAAGTCGCTGTGGAATGCGCTTGGTATGCCGGGAGATGATTATCACTTGCGGGTACCGTGGCTGCATCCAGACGATGCCCATTATGCCGATGACCCGGACTCATGGGCGTTCTACCGCGTGCGGCCGAAGCGGGATCGCGATCGGTTCGTTCGGGTCGATGGCGTCTGGATGGTGGAGGAGGGAGATCGCTGGCTGCGGTAGCACCGCATTCGCGCGTTCCCATGCGCCGTTCCACTGCTCAAGACGGCTTTTAGCTCGCTTCACGTCGTTTTCCAGCCATCCTGGCCGGAGATTGATTTCTTCCGGTTTCGCCATGATTGTCCCCTGATGTCGTTCCGCTGACACAAAAAAAAGCCCCACCCCGGCGCGCGACCAGGATGGGGCTCGATCGAAGTCTCAATCGTGGCGAGATTACGGGGTTGGCGCCACCGGGGGCGCCACGACTGGCGGCGCGACGACCGGAGGCGTGTTAGCCAAAACCGCCGCACTCAGAGCAGCGGAATTCGCCGTCATGGTCGCGACAACGGCATCCACCGCAGGATTGTCGCCGGTCGGGCTCGCTGCCGATAGTTGCGCGGACAAGGTCGTCAGCAACGTAATGACACTCTGACCAACAGTGGTCTGTGCCGCGACAGCAGCTTGCAGATTGGCAAGGGAGTTCGTGTTTGTGCCGGACATTTCGATAAGCCTTTCCAGTTGATTTTCGATACGGGCGAGTTGTTCGCACAACGGCGCGTGATGCCGGGCGAATGCTTCCGTGACCCAGGCGCTCATAGCGTCATCCATGGCCAAGCATGTAGAGCGCGCGCGCTGGCGCGGCAAGCCCGGCGGCGAACCGGCGAAGTGTCCGCGACGTCCGACGCTTGATCTGCCGCGGGCCGGGCTTGTCAGCCATCAGTTGGGTCCACGCCCCGCCGATCGGTCGGCGCCCTATGTAGCCGCCGGTGGCGAGCTGGAACGGCTTCGTGATCTCCGCGCACGGGTAGACTGTGTATGGGGCAACGCCGGCCGGATCGAACCATGCTGGCGTGACGGAATTGCTTTGCATGTGTCCAGCGATGCGGACCGCGAACTGGTCATCTTCGCAGGCGTCGTCAGTTTCCTTGGCGTATTCGAAGCCATCGAATATGACGGTCTGATCGATGTTCGGATCAACGATCATTTCATGTAGTTCGTGTGAGCAAGTTGTATTCCAATTCTCGGAATCGTCGAGGCAGTCCTGAACGAACACCTTGGCGAGTGGCAGCCCGGCATCGGTTACGTCGTGGAATCCTAATGCGCCAGCTTGGGTCGTATGGTCGAATATTCCCAGGATCCATTCATCTGATTTGACGGCGGTCCCTGGAGGAGCGAAGCGCAACTTCGCATCGGACCAGTGCGGTGCAAAATCCCGGGTAAGCGCGATCTGCGCTGAGGCGACCCATGCCTCGATAAGATTGATAGGTATCAGTCCGGTGTATGTGACGACGACTATGTTTGGGATGGTCATAGGGGTTCCCGTCCTCTGCCAGTCGGTCATTTTGAGTTCCAGGGTTTGAACGCCCGCATGGCGTCAGGTGTGAGTTCCGACGCATACCAATCGCCCTTAAAGGGGATCGCGCGGTCATCGATCGTCAGCCACGCGGCCGGCTTCTCATGCGAGAATTCAAAGGTTAGCGGTTCCGTTGGATGGCGTGTCCCACCGGCTTTGATCCAAGCATCGCGCTTTTCGTGTAGCCACGTACCCATGGCCAGCACGCCGTCGTCGGTTTTCGACCGTGACGAATAGATCACGAGTCCGAACCGATCGCGCACCCGTTCTACCCATTCGAAAAAGCCCGGCACGACATCGCCATAGATCACGCCATTCTGCCAGCCGCGCTCGTAGCTGTGGATCACGCCGTCAAAATCGATGCAGATCGTCGGCTTGAAATCACTCATCTGTAAATCACTCCAAGTGTCGCGGCGATCACAGCGAATAGCGCCAGGAAGCCGGGGAGGAGCCAATCCCAGTTCGATGCCGCTATTCGGCGCCGCCAGCCGGGGATGAACCGCCCACGCGGCCCCCGGATGTCATGGCGACGAGTCAAGCGATGATACCAAGGCGCTTGGCCGCCCCGCCGTCATAGGGCAGCACAATCGCCGCGGTGACAGTCGGGTGAAGGATCGACCCGGCCAAGGTGATGATCGTCGGAGCGACCGTCATCACGTCCTGAACCACCCCAATGATTGTCGAGAGCCCGGGCACGAGCTGTAGCAGGCCGAGGAGGATGTTTCCGGCGGTCATCACAAGGTTGGTGATGTTGGAGGCTGATGCTGCGCTCGCCACCGCTGTAGCGCCGGCCGTTACCGCGCCACTGATGCTCTGTGCTGCCGCTACCACCTGGGCAATCGCCGTTTGGGCCGACGTGGACAGGCTGGCGCCGAGCGCCGTCGCCGCGATACTGAGCGACGAGACGACTGCCTGGGCCGTGGCGATGATCGTTGTCACCGTTGGGGTCGGGGCCGTAGTAGTCGAGGTCGTCGCCGTAGTTGCAGTGCATGCCGCGAGGGCGAGCGCCGGGGCGACGAGGGCCGTGGTGTAGAGGATGGATCTTCGGTTCATGGTTGCGTTGCTCCCGGGGTGAGTGCCCAAATGATCTCAGGTCGGTGATATTCGCGCCAGACCGCCGCGCCGCTCATTGCGAATGCCGCGACTGACAGGATGAGCGCGAGACGGTTCACGCGACGGCGGGCCCGAGCACCAAGGGTAGCACAAGTGGCGCCCCCGCGACAACCGGCACGACCCCATGCGTCGCTGTATCAGTTGCTGCGACGATCATCCGCGACACACCATCGACCGTCATACCGAGTGCCGCCGCCGCGACTGGCACAGCGTTTATGGCGGCCGTAGCCTCTGCCCTAATCTGGGGGTTCGCCACATTGACGTGCGCGAGCTGCATCGCGCCCTGGTCGAGTTTCGTCTCGACCATCCCTGCCGCTGTCTGTACCGCTCCAATCATGGTCTTCCGCTGGTCTTCGGTAAGTTCGATGCCGGTGCGCTTTTCGAACGCCGCGATAGCCTTCGGAACGTAGATGGCGATCAGGCCGGCGATCGTGGCACCAATAACCGCTAGGATCGGCTGGACGATGGCGGACAGGTCAACGAGCGTCGAGGGTGCCTGCACGACAACGACGGGAGCCGCGCTTTGCCCGAAGGCGATGGCGGGCGTGAGGAAGGCGCTGGCGGGCACCAGAAAAGCAACGGCGCCCGCCATCCGAAGTCCGATCTTCACGTGTGCGTAACCGCACCGATCGAGCCGGTGATCTTGACCGGCCTTGTGTGGCCGGCGCGCTGAGCATGCCGATTGGCAATCTCATTGATCGACTTCAGCACCTCAGCGACGTATTCCGGCGAGCGCATCAACTGTTCGTGCTTCTGCATCTCGGCCGGCGTGGCGGAGGCGTCCTCCATTTCGAAGTTGGCAACGGTGTGCATTTTAGGCATTTTCAGTCTCCTTGGTTGGCGTTGCCGTCATGGCCGCGCCGGTCGTGGTTTCAGTGAGATCAGAACCGGGGGCTGCTCCAAGCCGCCCTTGAATCTCACCATGCGAATCTTTGTGGCGCCAAGTTCGGCACATGCCTCTTTGATCGATTCTGACATTTCCGCATCATAAGTCCGCGTCGTGAGAAGGCCAGTTATGTTAGCTATTTTGTCATCCCCGATTGATACGTTGGCCGTCATGAAATAGCGATCTCCATACTTGCCGCCGTCCTCAACGCCGCAAAACAGCCATCCGATCGGCCGTTTGAGTATCTTCACTTGGAAGCGCCGCCCGCGACATCACGCCCTCCGCGAGAAGCTGTCGTCTTCAGGCGACAGATAGCGGGTCGGGCGCAGCACGACAGGGCTTGCTTTCTTATTGAGCGTTTGTTATATAGTTTCCCATGCACCTGACCATGCAATTGAAGCTCTTGCCGCTGCCCGCGCAGGCCGATGCCATGCTGCGGACGATGGAGCGTTTCAACGCGGCGTGTGACGCTTTGGCAGAGGTCGCGTTCGCCAACCGATGCGCGAACAAGTTCGAATTGCAGAAACTCGCCTACCACGGCATCCGGCGTGACTTTGGCCTCGCCGCTCAGATGACCGTGCGCGCCATTGCCAAGGTGGTTGAGGCATACAAGCGGGATAAGGACATCCAGCCGACGTTCCGGCCGCACGGCGCCATCGTCTATGACCAACGCATCCTGTCGTGGAAAGGCGCGGATCGGGTCTCGATCCTGACCAACGACGGCCGGCAAATCATGCCGTGGGTGTGCGGTGCGTACCAGACCGCCACGCTTGAGAGAGCGCGCGGGCAGGCGGACCTGATCTACCGCGACGGCATGTTCTTCCTCTACGTGACCGTCGACGTTGGCGACGTGCCGATGGGAGACCCGGCCGAATACCTCGGCGTCGATCTCGGGCTGCGAAACATCGCGGCCGACAGCGATGGCGAGACGTTCTGTGGTGCCCACAACGCCAGCCTGCGACGGCGCCACGCCCGTCTTCGGCGCAAACTCCAACGGAAGGGAACGAAATCGGCGAGGCGGTTGCTTAAGGCCCGTCGCGCCAAGGAAGCGGGGTTCGCCCGGAACGTGAACCATCGTATCAGCAAGATCATCGTGCGGAAGGCAAAAGACACCGGACGCGGTATCGCCGTTGAAGATCTCAAAGGCATCCGCGATCGGATAACGGTTCGTAAGCCACAGCGCCGCGCGCATTCCAGTTGGTCGTTCGCTCAACTTCGATCGTTTCTGACCTACAAAGCCGCACTTGCTGGAGTCCCGTTGATCGCGGTCGATCCGAGATATACATCCCAGACCTGTCCGGCCTGCGGCTGTATCGACCGGAAGAACCGCCCAACGCGAGACCGTTTCGTGTGCATCAGTTGCGCGCATGCTGGCGCGTCCGACACCACAGCAGCCGGGAACATCGCTCGGCTGGGCGAACGTAATGCCGCCGAACGCAGGGCCGCGTAGCCTACCTGGCACTTGCAAAGCCGCCTGCTTTAGCTGGCGGTCCATTACTTAGGCAATTCTTGCATTGCTCTGAGTCTGGTTAAGGCTTCTTCGCGTATCTGATGATGCTCAATGTCGGGTACCGTTCCGGATATACCAGTTTCCTGGTATTGCCTTATGACGTTGTTGCATGCCACGACAATCTCCAACAGCCGCACTTCGGTTCGCTTCCTGGCGAGTGCCTTCTCGGCGACCTCCTGGACGTCATACGGGATGATGTCGGCATCAGCTTGTCTTGGCATTGCCGCTTCCCACGGTATCCACCGCCGTCCGATAAATCCCAAGCCAATCGTTCGGGCGAGGCTTACCCGGCCGCCAGTTGTTGGCATAGTAATTCCATGACATCTGCTCGGAACCCACCGCAGGAAGCGGAGCCGGATCAGACCAAAGCAGCAAACGCGCCAACGCGACCGCCAGATGATCGCCGGCGACGGTCGCCATCAACTGCCACACCTTGCGCGGATTGGCCGGCGTCTGAGCGGCCGCGCACGCCGCCATCGCCATTTTATAGGTCGTCGCAGTGGTCAGGACATCCGTGACGCCGCCGCGTTCAAACTGCCAGAAGCCGTGCGCAGGCCCATTTCCAGCCTGGATACGTTCCGACCATCCGCTTTCCTGCCCGGCGATGGCGAGAAGCAATACGCGCGCCCGATCGTCGGATAGGGCATTCCAACCTGCCAGCTCAGCACACCAGGCCAGTCCTGGGTCGAGGATGGTCGTGAGAAAATCATCCGGCGTCATGGCGGCCCCTTTCTTGCCCGGACGGCATATTCGCCGTGCATCCGCGCGGGCCTGGATGCTGGTTCCACGATGGTCTGGTGGTACCAGGACCACTGGTCGTCACCCCAATCCGCCTGGTCGGTGACCGGAACTACCTTGCCTTGCGGCCCTGTCTTGGCATCATCGTCCAGTAGATACCGCGGCACCGGCGTCAACTGCATCAGCGGGCGATCAGCCAAGAAGGTGATAGGCCGGTCCGTCGCGGTCAGGCGGATGTTGGCAAACAGCGGGCCGAATCGATAAGCCTCCCCGTCGACGAGCCCCTCGAACATGGCGACATGCGCCGGGGCGGGGAAATTGGGCACTGGCCGCAGGTGCAGCATCCACCCGGGATTGACGGTGGGGACTATGCCAAGCGTGATTTGCATCAAGCCCGGCTCGGGGAACGCTGTCAGGAAAACCGGCGGTAGTGCATTTTCTCGACCGGGAGGCCGGGCCGCATCCCACGCTTCCGGGAACCCGGGGAACATCGCGGTGTCCTGCAATGGCTCCCACTCTTCCATCCCGGCCGTGCGCCAGGCGATTTCATGGCCATCCCATACCACCTGGAACGCGAGCGGTGCGAATAGCCAATATCCCCACCCTGAGGCCAACCGAAGCGCCTCGCAGTAGCGGTACGCCCGGGTGGATATGGTGCCCGCGCCGCTGTTGTCAGCTCGCCGTGGGGCCGGCGCATCTGGGAAGAACCTATAGAAGCGAATATCTGGGCCTGGCGCTGCCATGCGGCCACTCCTTCAAACGTACGGCCCTCCCGTTTTCTGAGAGGGCCGCAGGTCAACGATCAGAAACCCGAGAGGAAGCGACAGTTAGATGCGGAACAGGCCCCCGAGGCGGAAGCCGCCACCGAGACGGAACAAGCCACCGAGACGGAACCCGCCTCCCACTTTGATTGCTGTCATGGTCATTCTCCAATTTTTGGCCAAAACCCGACGCTTTTGCCCCAGGCATCAAAACCGTATCGCATATCCCTGCGATTGTCACGGTGCGGCTTTTGGGAATCTCTGTGAAATCTGCGTTACGATCACCGGCAGCGCGTCCTCGTCCTCGAATGCGACCTCGCGAAGGTGCGTGGTGAACTCGCGGAGCACATGCTGTGGGCAGTCGATCAGCCGCAGACGGATGGTGCGCCGCCCGACCTGCACCCGGACGGTCGGGGGTCCACTCTCGGGATGGATGCCGATCCCGGCGATGTAGCTCATGGGGGTCTCCGCGGGAAACCGCTGCCTTCAGGCGGCGGAGGGATAGCGG